CATAAGATATGGAACAAATATAATTCCTGGTTGATCTGGATTATTTTTTCTACCTAATACGATTCTGTTATCGTTATATCTCATATATGGATCAACATAAATTGCGATATCCCCGATTGAACCTACTGGGTATAATTGACCTTGAGAGTTCATTTTAGACTTCACTGGGTTAATTGTGTAACCTGCAATATCTTGAAGAGCTGCTGCAAGACCCCCGTTTGTGATCAAGTATTGAGCTGGACCAACACGTCCTTCTGTTGCGATGTAGTTAGAAGCATGAGCAATTTTAGTGATCAATTTTCTTTGTACAGCGTGAGTAGTTTCACCACCTGGACCGTTTGAAGTAGCATATTGTGTATCTAAATCAAAAATTGTTTGATTTGCAATTTGAGTAGAGTAAGTAGAACCAGCTAAAGGAGCAGATTGTCTATTTAATTCACCCATTTCAAAGATTTTAGCAACAATTTGCTTAGAGATTGTTTGAGATAACTCATTAACAAGGATAGATTCCATTTTTTGAACGATATCCATACCTGTATTAGCTTTAATATCTTCGATTTCAGTTCTTCTAAGTGCAGAAGATACTTCAATTGTACCAACAGCAACTGATTTAGAAGAGATTTTTGGTCCGATAACACCTGCATAAGTATCATCATCATAACTTCTTTCCATTGGATATGAACCAACAGCAGCAGATGAAGTAGCACTATACCAGTTTGCAGAGAAACCAGGAATGTGATCTTCCAATGCAGATACTAATTGAATATCAGTTACTGTTGAAACAGTACCACCTAAGAATGAAATTTGAGAAATCATAGATGCAGTTGGGTTGAAAGTGTTTCTTGTTGTATCAAATCCCCAAAGAGTACCAGCAGAACCAACAGCAGTATGAGCTGTATTAGCTTGTCTGTAAGCTCTAAACATTGGGTAACCATCGATACGAGAGAAACCTAAGAACTCTAAAAGACCAGCTTTTGAAGCTTGCTCAGCAGTATATGTATTAGAAGAGTTTATTGATGTAAATAATCTACCACCTGCTAAACCACCTTGTGTTTGTGTAATGTTATTAGATGCTAAAAGCGCTGTTAAAGCTGTTGTTACACCAGCATTAGCTACAACTTTGAATACTTGAGGTCTTTCATCTTGTGCACCTAATCTTGTATCATCGTATTGAAAATCGATGTAAAGTAAGTCAATTTTTGGACCAGAAGTTGGTTTAACAGCTACTAAATCTAAACCGATTGTTTGAGCAGCAATTTTCATTGCAACTGGTAATAAGTTTTGACCAACATCCCCAGAACCTAAAGTTCCTCCGTTTGATGACCAGTTAGTACCAATCGTTGATCCAGGTAAACCTGATGGTTGAGCAGCAACAACTGAACCCAAACCTGCTACGTTAGAAGCGTTTACATACGCATTCTCGTTAATTGAGTGGAACTCAGCATATTCTGACATCCATTCAACTCTTTCGCCTGAAACACCCATGTTTTCTAAAACAGGAGCCCATTTTTTCATGGCTTTTTGATTATCTATTCTAATGTGTGACATAGTTTTATTTTTATTTTTTTTGTTATATCTATATATATCGCTTAAATTACTCGTTTTTTACAAGTATGGATTTTTTATAGATTTTTGAATCTTTCTAAGATTGCATTCGCTTCAACATCTGATAATTTATCCTCTTGTATTAAAGCTTGATGAGAAACTAACTTCTTAGTTACTGATTCATTCTTTTTAAGATTTCTAGTTGACCAGAAATGCTCAATTTGATTTTCAGTTTTTAATACGTCTTCTGGATATAATCTAGCTTGAGATAAGATAGATTTTTTAGCAGACTCATTTAACTGTTCCCAGATTGGCTTAACGTTTTCAGGCATCAATCTGATTACTCTTTCTTCAAGAGTTTCGTTTTTAGTTGATAGTGCTTCAGCGATCAATGTAAGAACTTCTTTCTGTGTGAAGTAACTTCTTTCGTTTATGTGAAGTTTAACAGTTTCTTGTTCTTCATCGGATAAAGCATAAAAACTATCTACTTGTGACTTGTTTAAGAATTTCAAGAAATTCATGTCAGTAGATTCAGAAACTTTAACTTTACGTTTTTTAGCTTCTTCAATTAATTTATTAATAGATTCAGATAACTCAGTATCGTCGTTTCCTGTGATAGCCATAGGACCGCAATCTGCAGTTTCTTCTTCTTCTTCTTCTTCTTCTTCGTTATGTGTACCCATTTCGTGAGCTTCCATATTATGAGCTTCTTCTTCGTGAGCTTCCATGTTGTGAGCATCTTCCTCTTCTTCATGAGCCCAAGAGTGAGTAGTTTCTTCTTCCTCTTCTTCATTAGCTTCAAAACCAGCATCTTGTAGAGTTGGGAAATTGTGACCTTCTTCGTAAGACTCATTTATTTTAGAACCATTTAATTTTTCAACAATCATACCTTGGTAAGAAATTGATTTATCTAATGATTCAGCAATGTATTCAGAGTAAGCAATGTTATCATCTAAATGTTCAGCAATGTATTCAGAGTAAGCAATGTTACCTTCAACATGTTCAGCTAAATATTCTGCATAAGCAATAGAGTTATCTACATTTTCAGCAATGTATTCAGAGTAAGCAATGTTTTTGTCTAAGTTTTCAGCAATGTATTCAGAGTAAGCAATATTCTTGTCTAAGTTTTCAGCTAAATATTCTGAATATTCAATGTTTTTATCAAGATTCTCAGCTAAATATTCAGAGTACTCGATATTTTTGTCTAAGTTTTCAGCTAAGTACTCAGAATAAGTAATGTTTTTGTCTAAGTTTTCAGCAATATACTCAGAGTAAGCAATGTTTTTATCAAGATTCTCAGCTAAATACTCAGAGTACTCGATGTTTTTGTCTAAGTTTTCAGCTAAGTACTCAGAATAGTTAATTGCTTTTTCTAAATTCTCAGCTAAGTAATCATTGTGTTTTGCTAATTTATCAGTTGTAGATTTTAATGATTTGTTTTCATTAACAACAACTTGAATTTTCTCTGCTAAATAATCTAAATACTTAACAACTTGAGAGTTTGTAGAGTTTAACTCTTCATAGTACTCAAGTAATTGCTCTAATTTCTTAGGGCTTAAGTTTCCTTTAGAAATAGCATTTTTTACTTCTTTCTTAGTAGAAGCAATCTCGTTAACTAAATAATGTGAATAATCAGTTAACTGCTTTTTCGTAACGAATTCATTTTTGTTCATGTTGAATAGTTCATTTATTTTTGACTCATCGGACATTTCATATATCCTAAAGTTATTTTTTTCAATTTGTCCTTCTGGGCAAAAACCTAATGATTCATTCAATACTTTAACATTCATTCTTGCTGATGCAAATCCTGGATCCGCAACAATATCATATGTAAAAAGTTTTTTCAAGGAAACTGAACCATCTGATTCTGTGATACCAGCCGCTCTTGATGATACAAAAACAGGACAACCATCGTCAACTAATGCCTTAGCTTCTTTACCCCAGTAAGTGCTAAGTAATTTTATCTCACCTGCTACAATATTCTTCTCTTGAATATATTGAGCTTTAGTGATGATATGTGATGCTCTTGATAACGAAGTATCAAAAACATCTGGGTGATCGAACTCACCATAAACAGCTCCTAAGCTGCTCATTCTTTCGTTTAACTCATCTAGTGCAGGAATAAATCTCTCAGCAGTGTAAATTCTCTCATTACGATTCTTTACACCAAACTCAGTAAATGTACCCCCAAGAACGTACTCCTTTTGTCCAACAGCACTTTCTCTTATTAACGAACTAGTTGAATTTTCTACTATTAAAACCGGTTTCATCTAAAATAATTATTTTTTGTAGTTTACAATTCAGAGTATATATTTACCTTGGAAATTCATAAAAAAATAAAGGTGGATTTTTTACAGTAGTCGGGAAATCCTTGTATATAAAGGATAAAATAAATCAAAAGGAAAAAAGTATTTTTTAATAAATAATCTAAAATAAGCGGTTTTTTATGATCCTTTCTAGAGAAATAAATGTAAAAATTACAGAGTCAAATTACAACTATTATGATAATTTGGGATATGATGTATATATAAGTGAGCAAATTATTATTCCAGTAGAACTTTTACCAAAGGGTTCTCACTATAAAATCAAGTGTAAGTGTGATGATTGTGGAATTGAAAAAGATGTTATATATAAGAACTATTTGAAATATGATAATAAATGGGGAGATTATTATTGTAGAAAATGTTCCGAAAAGAAAAGAAAGGAAACATTAAGAAAAAATTACGGAGTGGACTATCCAATCCAAAATAAAGGAGTTTTAGAAAAGATGAAAAATACATTAGTTAGTAAATATGGGGTAGATAATATTTCTAAAAACAAAAAAAATGATAATGAAAAAATTAAAAGAGAATGATACATTTGAAGGTATCATAGATTTCACTACAAGTGGAAATGCATCAGTAAATATAGGAGAGACTAGTTTATTCGTATATAAGAAAAATACATCAAACGCATTTCACGGTGATAGAGTTAAAGTAGAAGTAATACAAAGAAACAATAAGTTTGAAGCAAAAGTTATAGACATTATTGATAGATGTAGAACTAAATTCGTAGGAAAAATACATAAAAATAAAAGATTTACATTTGTAATTCCTGATAGTAATAAAATACCCGTTGATTTTTATATAAAAGGTGGCTTGGATGCTAACGACGAACAAAAAGTATTAGTAGAGCTTTTAAGCTGGGAACCAGGAACAAAATCTCCAAAAGCAGAAATTGTAGAAGTTATAGGAAGTTCAGGTGAAAATAATGCTGAAATGAACTCAATTATGCATGAGTATGGATTACCAAATAATTTTCCGCTAATAGTTGAAGCAGAAGCAGAATTGATAAATCTTGAAATTTCACAATCTGAAATAGACAAAAGAAGAGATATGAGAAGTGTTGCAACTTTCACTATTGATCCAGTAGATGCTAAAGATTTTGATGATGCTCTTTCAGTCGAAATAATAGATGAAGATTTAATTGAGGTTGGAATACACATCGCAGACGTATCACACTATATTAAAGAAGGTGGTATAATAGATGAAGAAGCAATAAAAAGAGCTACATCAGTTTACTTAGTTGATAGATGTATTCCTATGTTACCAGAAAGATTAAGTAATGGAGTTTGCTCGTTAAGACCAAATGAAGATAAATTATGTTTTTCTGTTGTAGTTAAACTAAATAAAAAAGGAGATATTTTAGATAAATGGTTTGGTAAAACTGTAATTCACTCAGATAGAAGATTTACTTATGAAGAAGCTCAAAATGTAATTGAAACTTTACAAGGAGATTATAAAGATGAAATATTAGCTTTAGATAAATTAGCTAAAATAATGAGAGGTAAAAGAATCCAAGATGGTTCTATTGAAATGGGGAGTATTGAAGTTAGATTCAAACTTGACAAAGAAACAAAAAAACCAGTCGATGTTTACTTCAAAACTCAAAAAGACTCAAATAAACTTATCGAGGAATTTATGCTTCTTGCTAATAAGTTAGTAGCTAAAGAATTATCAGATGCAAAATATCATAATGTTTACAGAGTACACGATCAACCTAACTTAGAAAAATTAGAATCTTTAGCTTCAATTTGTAAAAACTTTGGGTATAGCTTAGATACAAATAGTAATGTTAAAAGCTTAAAATCATCAATAAATAAACTGGTTAAAGACATTAAAGATAAACCAGAGGAAAATATGATAGAAACTTTGATTACAAGATGTATGTCAAAAGCTACTTATACTACTAAAAATATAGGACACTACGGATTAGGCTTTACTCACTATTCTCACTTTACTTCACCTATTAGAAGATATCCAGATTTAATAACTCATAGAATATTAAATAATTTCTTAAATAAGAAAGCAAATGAAAATCTTAAAAAGATAGAAGATATGTCTAAATGGTGTTCTGATAGAGAAATACTAGCAGCTAAAGCACAAAGAGATTCAATTAAATATAAACAAGTTGAGTATTTGGAGGATAAGATCGGAACTATACACAATGGTATAGTATCAGGTGTTACTGATTGTGGTATGTATGTTGAGTTAGTTGAAAGTAAATGTGAAGGTATGGTTAGATATACAAATAATCATAAAGTAGATACCGAAAATTATACAGTAAACTTAAAAACAGGAGGTCAAATTAGATTAGGTGATGAAGTTAAGGTTATTGTAAAATCTATAAACGTAGAAAGAAAGCAAATAGATTTTGAGCTACTATGATAGAAGATGTTTATGATTACTTATTAGATGTTGAATTAGAAGGAGATGTAAAATTAAGTGATTATGATATGGCTCTTTCGCAATATCCAGATTGGAAGTCTTTTTACAGAGAAATAAAGCTAAATTATTTATTAGAAGAAGGTAAAAGACTTCAATTTACTATTGATAATATATCTAAGTTTGTTAAATTAGAAGATAATATAGAATCTGAACTTCATTATAAAGATATATGTGGTACGGTAAGTGGACTAGTTTTTATTATTAACAATGATAGAATTGAAAAACTAACACTAAAGTTTGTAGTTTTAGAAAAAAATGATGCAGGTAAAATAGTCAAAAATCTTATAGAAAATAAAATAAAATTCCCAATAAAACAATTTATATTAGAAGAGCATATACACTTTGTTGCTTATACTAAAAAGTAAATCCTTCATAAGAAGGATTTTTTATTATTTCTGTAAATGAAAATATAAATCCTGAACATATTATATATTTATCATCTTTATTTTTATTTGAGTTAAACTTTGATGCAGTTGAAATATTACCTCTTGATATTTTATAAAAGTCAGCACACTCCTTTGCATAATCCCATTTTTTTAGAAGTTTCAAATCTTTATTATATTGATAGATTGGCTTTGATCTTGGGTTATTAATACCATTATATAGACCCAATTTCTTCTCACTCATAATTTTTTTTACTCTATCACTATGTTTTTTATTCCACATTGGATTATTTTCACCAGTCATAGATTTATGAATACCCTGTTTATTATTTATACTATACTCACCTCCATCAGTCACATTTAATATATTACCACTATTTCTATATTTCAAAATCCAATATGTTTCTCTCTCTAAAACATATGATAGGTCACATTCAATAGACAATTCCTCTATCTTCTCTATAATTGGTCTAAGTTCTAATTTGGATAATTTAGATATCCAATTATCTTTATGCGAATATTTTCTCTTATCTTTTTTTGACTCCCATATATGTCCTTGTAATCTTTTGCTTAGCTTAGATCTTGTTTGACCAACATACCTAACCTCGTTTGAAATAGGACATTTCAATATATAGATACTATACATAAAATAAAATTTATTTTTATCTATATATTAAAAATTAAAACTCGAATTCAGAATTCCCACCTGCTTCTGGAGCTGGAGGAGGAGTTTCACCACCTGCTTGTACTTCACCACCACCTGCTTCTGGAGCTGGAGGAGCTTCACCACCCATTTCAGGAGCACCACCTTGTACTTCACCACCAAATCCACCACCGGCTTCACCACCGAATCCACCACCAGCTTCACCACCCATACCAGGCTCACCAGTTGCACCGGCTGCTTGATTCAAAACATCTTTATCCCAATATTTCTGATTTTCTGCTTTTTCTTCCGGTGTGAGCTTAAATACATAGTCCATAATCCAATCTATATGGAAATAAGGCTTCTCACCATTCATAACACCAAGTAATGTACCAACAACACCCGCTTTTTTCTCTAAGTTATTAATTTTTTTCCACTCTTCAAATACCTGATTAGAATAGAATTTAATATCAACAGAGTTTATAAATTTCTCATCTTCTATTAACTCTGGAAACTCAACTAGCATTTGCAATCTTAAAGGTTTAACTATAATTTCTTTAAAGTTAGATCTTAATCTCATAATAAAATTATGAAACTTAATCTCATCTCTTGTCATCTCACCAGCATCTGTAATTAAATTACCACCACCATTTTCTCCTTCAAATCTTGTCATTGGAATCTTAGAAGCTCTTTTTAGAGCTTTGAAGAACCAATCTAACATTGAATCATCATTCAAGTTATGTCCTTGAGGAGAAACTAATTCCATATTTGGAGTACCACCATCTCCCTCTGGAAACCAGATTTGTTTGTTATAAGGTAAATGTTTAGATCCATTAATTGTCAATGTTCCCAATGAGTCATCCCATTCAACTTCTTCCGAATAATCATGAATTAACTGACCAATTTGTTCTTCTGCTCTTTGACGAGACATACCTTTAATTGGAATAGTAAACTTTTGATAAACCGTAGCATTAACAATGTTAAACATTATTCTCGTTTGTTGTAAAATCTTTAATTGATTATATGGTTTAATCAAACCTTCAATATATGATGTTTCTGAATACTCATTTTGAGTTGAATATGAAATGTAAATCAACTGAGAATCTAAGAATATTCTTCTTAATTGAGGATCTTCTGGAAATTGTATCCATAAATGTCCAATAGATGGTTCGTAAGCAGGAACTAATGTTTCTGGTCTTAATCTGTTAAATCCAATTATATTTTTCTTTTTATCATCATAAATAATCTCAATTGCAATATATCCATCAATTAAGAAATCTTTCATCATATTCCAAGCAGTAATATTATCAGCAAAACCAAATCTATTATAGATTTTCTCAAAATACTCTTGATATTTATCTTGTATGTCTTTAGAATAAGCTGCTGGTAAAGCCTCAGGTGAACAGAAGTCACGCTCATCGTTATAGATTATACATTCATCAGCAATAGTGCTTATAAAGTCTCTAATTTCGTCTTTAATAGAATACTCTCTTAAAATTCTTCGTTTATCAGCATAAGCTTTATCTAAATAAGGAATTGATTTTCTATTTAGTACTGATGCAACAGCTCTAGAACTAAAAAAGTCATACATTGAATTTCCACGAGCAGCATAAGGATCTTCATTTACTCCAATACCGACTTGATTTCTCATAATCATATCGTCATAATTCATTCCATAAGTAGATAAATTTCTTAAAATTCTACTAAAAAGTCCTTTGTTTTCAACTGCTGAGTTAGTATAAGCAAAATTTGCTCCTATATCAGTACCTTGTTGATTAAAATTATTATATGATGCCATTAAAAAAAATTTAATATTTACTTATATATAAAAAACCATGTGTTCCTTTTTTTACATCCTACCGTATTTAGTCAAAGAGGTTTGTATTCTTTTAATATGATCTCTCATCAAATCATACTTTTCAGATATTTCTTTATTTATATCATAATACTCACTTAGAATAGAAGAAATTATTTCTTTATGTCTTTCCTCTCTCTTATCTAACTTAGCTTGCCATATCTCTATAAGTTTTTTAGGATCATATTTATTTATTGGATGTTGAGCATATAAAAATCTTGGTAGTAATTCTAAATGTATTCTATGAACTATTTTTATTTGAGCTGCATTAAACTCCATCAAAGCATATTCAAAACCAACTTTTAATAGTTCTCGATACATACCCTCATAATCAACTTTTAGATAGTTATTTTTTTCAAAGTCATCATTAGTAATATACTTATCAAAAATTTGTGCCCTTATTTCCATAGGTATAAAATTAAAATTGACAGCGATTAGTATTACTTTATTATCAAACTTTCTAAAATCAACTAAAAATATAGGAGCATATTTCATCCAATTTGAATCATCATAGTAATGAAGAAAGTAAAATGCACCAGGGTACATATCTTTTATATTTATAGACTGAACATCTTTATCTGATTTTTGATACTTTTCATAAAAATAAAGAGAATTATTTTTGAAATTATCAACTATACCGTTTCCATTTACCAATAGATTTAATTTAACACGCTCTAATAACTCAGCCATAGAAAGTTTTTATTTTTATATATAAATAAAAACTTTTACAAAAATGATAAATTCAAGACCTAATAATTCATCTTATAAAAGTGGTAATTTTATACCTAAGAATAAAGATAAAGTACTAAAGTTAAATAAAGAAGGTGGTGTTTATTTTAGAAGCTCTTGGGAAAATAGAATAATGATTTGGTTAGATAATAGCGAAAATATAAAAATGTGGGGTGCAGAATGTCTTAAAATTCCTTATCAGATGACACACTTCAAGAATGGTGATATGGAAATTAGAGACCACAATTATTATCCAGACTTTTATTATGAAATGTTAAATCAAGACGGAAGTATTAAAAGAGTAGTAGTTGAAGTAAAACCTCATAAAGAATATCAAATGGTTTTAGATCTAAATGAAGGAAAATTAAATGTTCCACAAAATGGTCTGAAGAAGTTGAGAAACTTCGAATATGACCTCAAAATGGCGTATCGTAACCAAGAAAAATGGAGGACTATGATCGAGTGGTGTAATAGAAAAGGTTATGAATTTATAATAATAACAGAAACTCACCTAAAAAAGTTTGGAATATAGAAATTTCCACTTTTTATTATTTATATATACATTATGAGAAAGTTAAAACAATTAGAAGTGGATAAGTTAAAAGATTCAAAAATAAATTATATTGGTATAATTGAAGAGTCAAAAAAGAAAATAGTTTTCTTATGTGAAAATCATGGTAAAATAGAACAAAGATTTGATGTACATATTAAAAATCTAAAATGCCCAAAATGTAAAACATTAAATAATAATAAATATACAAAAGAGTACATAAATGACCTTATAATAAAGTATAAAAAACCATATAGGTATTTTTTAGATAAGGATATCTATAATGTACAAGATAAAATAAGCATAGAATGTAAAGAACATGGTATATTTGAGCAAAGATTACATAATCATTTTAATTTAGGACAAATGTGTAAAAAATGTAGTAATGAGAACAAAACAGGTATAACAGATAAATTAGATAAATGGTTATTAGAAAATAATATTCATATATTAAAATATAATGGTTATAAGTCAAAATCAATTATAAAATGTAATAATGAACATATATTCTCATCAACTATTGATAACCTAAAAAATTATGGTTGTCCTATATGTAAAGAAAATACTAGATTAGAAAAAGAACGTGAAAGATTTATTAGAAATTCTAAAGGAGTTTGGTGTAATGGATTAATTGAGTTTGATTATAATACATTAATTTATAATGGTAAAGGAAAATTATTTACTATGAATTCGGATGTTGGTATAATATCACAATTACCAGATAATCATCTTAATGGATTTCTACCAAGAAAATCAACAGGCGAAACTATAATAGAAAGTATTTTAAATAAATATTCTATATTTTATGAAAGAGAAAAAACATTTGATGGTTGTATAAATAAGAAAAAACTAAGATTTGATTTTTATATACCTGAGAAAAACATATGTATCGAATATAATGGAATACAACATTATCAAAAAGTTAACAGATTTGGTGGAGAAGAAAAATTTAACTACCAAAAATATAACGATTCTATAAAAAGTAATTTTTGTAAAGAAAATAATATAAATCTTTTAATAATATCACATAGAGACTCAATAATTGACAAAATCAAAGAGTGTTTATTATCATAACCGAACATCATCTAAAGAAATTTGGTATATAAAATATATAACATCAAAATAATCTGCATATATGGATATAAATAATTATAAACCATATATGCTTTTTTATTTATGTGAAAAATTATAAACTTTGTAAACCAAATTGAGCTTAGTATAATAAAAGTTATATCATCAGTAAGTATAATACCGAGTAAGCACCAAAAAAAGTATATCAAAACTATTAGATAATATAAACCTTCGGATAATCTTGCATCATTAAGATCTTTCTCATCTGCTCTACTATCTAAATATAATCTATTTTTAAGATAAAAAATAGTATTAAATATAAATAATATAGGTAGTAAGTAAAAAATATTATTCATTTAGTATTCTTTTGATTTTTCTTTTTCTAATATTAATTCTATTGTGACTTTTGAAAATGTTACGAATTGATACAGATTCTAAGCCAGGTGGCATAACTAAGTCATAAGTAAATAAATCTAAATTAGATTGAGTGCAACCCGTTACCATCATTTGAACTTTCGATTGATATTAATTTTATTTGATGTTCATTATCACCTTTTTTCTTATAAAGGTCATTCCATCCTTTAGCTAAACCTCTTTTGAATATCTCTGTAAAATAAGCAAAAGCATTTATTGATTTTTCTTCATTAAAATTATACCAGTTTTGAAACATATCTAATAAACCACTTTGGTAGCAATCTAACTTGTCATCGTTGGAGTAATAACGCATTTTTTTAATAGTTTTTTTAGCTAGTAGTTCTAACATTTTTTCTGCGTTTCTTGTTAATCTACCTTGAGCTTTGCTTACGATTATTTCTATATAAAGTTCTTTATTATTTAAGTACATAATAGCTATTTATTTTTTTAGAGTTATTAACTCTTAAAAGCTATTTATTCATGTTATATATATCAATTATTAAAAGTTTATCATAAGTAAAAAAAAACTCAAACTTTCGTTTGAGTTTTTATAATTAAGCTTTAATTCTTTCTTTATATTGTAGTTCTTTTACTGCAAGTAACTCAGAACCTAAGCTAGTTTTTCTTTTCTCTAAGTTAGCAAGAGCTGTTGTTAAAACTTCTGATTCACCAATCATTTGTAATGAACCTTTGATTTTGTCAATATTAAATTGAACATCTTCTAATTTAAGAGTAATTTCTCTTTCTTTATCTTCAAGTTTTCTTTTAACAACTAATTCTTTATTTAATTTATTTTCAAAGAAATAAGTTAAATCATAGTTTAATTCATTTCTTACTTCATTTACTAATTCTAAAGCAGACTCGTATTTGAAGAATGAGTTACCATATCTTTCATCACATCTGTAAACAAAAGTGTTATTTTTATAATTGAAAGCAAATAATTCTAAATATGGGTTAACTAAGTTATTAACTCTTTTAACAACATCTAACTCAACAAACTTATCTAAGTTTTTAGAAGTTTCTAATAAAATTGGATAAAAGTTTTTATTTACAATTGGAACAATAGGAGAGTTAAATAAACTTTCTAATGTAGTTTCAGAATTTAATTCGTCATCATTGATGTATAGACCACCTTTATTACCAACAGATAAACCAATTGTTAAATATTCAGAAATTCTGAAATTGATTCTATCTTCTGATACAGAAGAATATTTCATAGCTGTCTCTAATAATCTTAAACTTTGTAAAGCTTGTGCATCTTTAACATGATTCTCAAGTAAAGTTTTCTCAATTGAGTTTTCTGTTAATAAAAACCAAGAATCTTTTACTAAAGCAATGTGTCCTTCTTCAACTTGCTCAACAACAGTAAATATAGACTCTGCAGAACCACCACTTAAAAGATTTGATCTTTTCTCTGGAGATTTCGTTAAATTGTGAACAAACACTTTAATTTCTGGAACCCAGTCATAAACTGCTAATTCATTAAGAATTTTTGACATTCTATCTTGATCAGTCTCAAGATTGATAGTTTGTAGTAAAACATTTATTGGTTGTCTGTACAATTCACCTTGATTCTTAGTATTAAGAACACCATATAAATTCTTTAATTCATATAATAATTCAAATTGAGCCATGTCATTGTTAAGGTCCTCCAATAAACTTTTAACACTTTTATCGTAAGTATAAGGTTTTAACTTCTCGTTAAGAGATGTAATTATAGTTTTTTCGCTATACTGATTAGTAGCGTTTAAGTGACCTTCTATAATTACAGATATTTCTTCTTGCTCAAAAGAAAGATCCTTTTTGAAGTTAAACAATTCAAGTTTAAGATTCTTCATAATTTCTATATTATTATTTTTTATATAAACTATATATTAAGCAAAAAAAGTCATTTTTTTCCTTTTTTTATATTAATCATTATTTTTATTTCCTAAGTCTCCATTAGGATTATCATATCTCCTTGAGCTTCTTTCTCTTGCTCTTAAAATGTTATTAAACCACTTAGTTCTCTTAGGAGTAACAAAGAAGCCTTCATTACTAACACCTGGTTGACTGAAAAAGTCTGAATAACCACCCTCAAGTGCATACCCATTCAAATCGGACATACCAGAATTCTCTTTTGTATAACCAGGGAAATCAGCTCTATCCTTTCTAAATGCAGGATAATATGTTTGAACTTCAAAGGAAACAGTCATCTTAATAGTATTATCAGATGTTAAATTTTTATCTCTAGTAATTTCTATATTATTTGAATCTGGCATTAAAATGACAGCATCTATATTCATAAAGTTATGCTCAAAATACATAAACTTATAAAGCCAAAGGGTATCCATAACTGCTTGACTACACTTAAAAGAATCAATTTCACTAGCAAGTGTAATAACTAAATCATAACTAACTGTTACTGGAATAGCTCTAATTCTTCCTAAAACTTTTCTGATTTCTGTTTCGTTTTCTACAACTGTTCTTAACCAAACATTAGGATTAGCAAATTCATCAGAACGTATAGCAAAAGATTTTAAGGTAACGTGACCTCGTGGAATAATATCAGTATTTAATTCGACATATCTACCATTTCCAGAAGAATCACCAGATACTATATCATCGGTAAAAGAATCTAATAAAAACCTTTCATCTCCTGTCATTGAGTAATAAAAAGGAACTTCTACGAATTTATCACCAGAAGAAAATCTATTTACCCATTTTACTTGACCTTCTAAAGTATCTAAAACACAAATTGTTAAATCCCTAAAAAATACGTCTTCAAAATTAAATCTATCTCCAATCATAGATTTATATATTAAAAAACAAATCTCTCTATTTAATATATAGAAATATGAAATACTTAAAAATATTTGAAGATTTTACATTCTCTGATCTATTCGATAAAAATCAATGGGTTGAGCTTTCTATAGAAGATAGGGCTAAGCTAAAAAAAGAAATATGGGAGATTGTAGATTTGGCTTATAAACCTCTTGGTGGTCACGTTAGAATATCATCACCAGATGCTGTTGTAAATGATCCAGATTTAACTTTCTGGACTGCAGTTGATATAGATAGAGATCCTAATGCAGATGTTGTTATATTCTCAAGAAAATCACACGGTCATAAAATATCAGGATGGGGTCACGATGGCTCAAAAGAAGCAAGAAAAGAGCTAATGAGGCAACTATCAAATCTTTTACATAAAAAAGGATTCTGGATAGAAGTGTCTGGAAGACCTGCAGAACTTTTGATAAGCACAGGATGTAAAAGAAACGAATATAATGTTGTTAAGAAAATTTTTCCAAACTCTAAGATAAATTGGTTAGGTGATGGTATTTACACAAGAACTTTAGCAGATGGTGAAACAACAGAAGAAGAATACTTGGTTGGTTATCCAGAAATATAAACTTTTTTGATAATTTTAGATATACTCATTAAGAAAATGAGATAAATATGTCAGTAAATAAATTATTATTATGGGAGAAATGGAGACCCAAAAACTACGAAGATATAATACTTTTACCAAGGATCAGAAAAGAATTTGAGAGTGGTGTAAATCAACACTATATATTCTATGGTCACTATGGAACAGGTAAAACCAGTTTAGCAAGAATTTTAGTCGGTAAATATCATAAAGAAACACCTTTCTTAGAACTTAACTGTTCTATGGACACCTCTATTGAAATTTTAAGAAATGAAATTGATGACTTCTGTAAGTTTACACCAATGATGGATACTGATTCTGATATTAAGTTTGTTTTCTTAGATGAGTTTGAAAGAGTGTCTATAAACTTCCAAGATGCATTCAAAGCTTTTATTGAAAGATATAATAACAAAGTAAGATTTATTATCACTACAAACCATATCAATAAGATTACAGATGGACTTAAATCAAGAATTAAAACTATTAATTTTGATTGTCAATCTTCTGACGAAGAAAGATTCTTAAAACAAGAAATTTATAAAAGAATTAATAATAATATTTTAGTAGCAGAGAATAAAGAGATTCCAAAAACAGACTTAGTTTCTATAATAACTAAAAAATTTCCTGATTTTAGAGCAACTTTAGTTGAAGTTCAGAGCTATTTAGAAACTGGTTCTATCGGTAGTTCAGATAATACAATCTCAAATAAAGTAAAACTTGACTTATATAACTTTCTATATCAAGAAAATGATTTTGAACAAACTTATCACTTTTTGATGAATAACTTTGGTGCGGATAAAATAGATGTTATGATAAATCTATTAGGAAGACAATTTATAGATTGGTGTATAAAAGAGAAAAGAGAAAGTGTGAATAAACTATTTGAGGTATCAAATCTTGTATGTGAGTATGATTTAATACTAAAATCTGCAACAGATCCAATTATATCTGGCATATCTTTATTGGGAAAACTAAAAAAATTATTTTTGTAAATATTAATTTTAATTGAGTATTCTATTGAAGAAATTGATTTTTATTTTTTAATATATAAATAAAAATAAAAATAGATATGAAAACTTGCTGCATATGTAAAGTTGAAAAAGAAAGTTTCTATTTTGGGAAAAGAAGTGCTTCTAAAGATGAGCTCAGATCAGAGTGTAAAGAATGTAGAAAGATAGATCACGCAAAAAATAGAGATATAAGAAATAAAAAGTCATTAGAAAATCATTATAAAAATAGATATGAAAGATTGCAAAAAATGAAATTATACCAACAAAGTAATAGAAATTTAGATGGTAAAATACTAAAATATTCTATAATTAGAGAACATCTAAAAGAAAATGAAAAATTATGCACAAAGTGTGTAGAGATAAAGGATATGAAAAATTTTGGTAAAGATAATTCAAAGCCAGATAAATTAAATTCACATTGTAATGGTTGTAGAAATGATTATGAAAAAGATAGAATAAATAATAATCCTTTATATAAACTAACATCAAGTATAAGAAAAAGAATATCTCAGTCACTGAAAAATTCTAAAGATAAAAAGACAGAAGAAATATTAGGTTGCTCTTTGGATGAATTTAGAAATTATATAGAATCAAAACTTCAAGAGGGAATGACATTATCTAATCATGGTCTTTGGCACTTAGATCATATAATACCAATAAGCTATGCTAAAAATGTTGAAGAGATCTATAAGCTAAATCATCATACAAACTTTCAACCACTATGGGCAAATGAAAATTTATCAAAAGGTAATAGATATATTGGATAAAAATTTATATATATATCTACATGAATTACAATTTTATAGATTTTTATATTTGTTATCCTGGACATCCAATGTTTCGTGAGTTAGAACTTATCGAAGATGATGTCATTAGAGTTATTATACAAAAATATGAAATGATCATATTTACTAATAAAGGAGAAGTTCTATCAGAACCAAACTTAGGAGCAAATCTAACAGAGCTATTATATGAAACAAGACTATCATCAGAAGCGATAGAAGGTGAGATAATGGCTCAGATAGCAGATTATATACCTGAAGTTGATTCTGTGCCTTATCAGCTCTCTGTTGAGTTTTTTGAAGATCCTGAAAGATACCAAGAGTATATGGTCATCAACTTTGAAGTAGCTGACTATCAAATTTATGCAACTGTATCATAATGTTACTATTAGAGTTTAATAATAAAGATAAAGATTATATTAAGTTACATTCTAATGACTTTACAATAGCTTTAGAATTTGAGCTTGAAACTGATGACATGGAAAGTAGCGATGATTCAGTTTCTCCTGCAAAATTTATTGAAATCGCAAAGGGTAATGCTTATCAGTATATTAAAGATGAAGGTAAGTCAAACAAGAATATGTTTTATCTTGTAGATGAAATAATTGATACTTTAGATTTTGAAGATGTTGATGAAAATATTGATCTATTTGAGGAATATTTAGATGAATATCCAACTGGCTTTGCTAATAAACTTATACAAGTTTTACAAGCAGATTATATGACTTATATGATCTCAGATAATATCGATTACTTAATTGAAAACTTTAAGATAAATCTTCCTAACTTTTACAAAAAATGGAACTCTGAAATAAAATTTGAGTTAGACAATACATTAAAAAGAGGTATTGAATTCTCTATGAATACTTACTTAGTTGGTATAGAAGATACTATCGAACTAATTGAAGATTTCTACAAAGATTACAATAATCAAAAATATTGGTTTATGAATGAAAGAACTGGTATTCATATCAATATTGGATTCACAAAGAAAGTAGATTGGAATATAATTAAAGGAATCTTAATGATTTCAGACTATGGTGAAACTGCTTTCACATTTAAGAATATGAAATGGAGACAAAAGTCATTTTATACAAAATCAATACTACCAGTACTTAAAAAAGAGTTAGACTCAAGCAAAATAATGAAAGCAACCAGCTTCTCTGATATAAAATCTACTGAAGATGAATTAAGCAACTATGTATTGAAACTAATGAATGAGTTTGGGTATAAAAATTTTGGATTCAATGTAACCAGAATTAGTGGATATAATTATGTAGAGTTTAGATATCCGGGTGGTGATATACCAAAAGATGTTTTGATAGATAAACTTTACTATTTTTGCTATGTTGCTACTTTAATGACTGATAAAAACTTTAAGAGAAGAGAATACTTGAAAAAACTTTATAAGTTTATATCAGATACAGCTACTTTATAGGACAGTGATTAGCACTGTATATAAACTTGAAGTTTCTTTTAACATTTACACCAAATACTTTAGCAGCGGTTTCAACATCTAAGAAACATTCTGAATCAGAACCACCAACCATTGTAACTTCTTTACCTCTTAGTCTTTGGAATAAATCATAAAGCTTTTTTGGTAAATGATACCATTTATGATTATTACCAATATAGATAATGTAAGTTCCTTCTTTTGTTTCAAAGAAGTCACCTCTTTTTAATTGATTAATTTCTTCTTTAGATTTTGCGTCTTGATAAACTTCTTTTGATAGAATTTTTTTATAGAAATCAACATCTACATCATAATTATATCTTTTTTCTATTAAGTCTTTTTGATTAGGAAATCTATATAAATCATTATGTACTGGAATATCAGGATTGTCATCATATAAGTAATCTTTATCTACATTTTTACCATCCACGTGGTTATCCCATATTTGATAAACTTCTGAGAACTGTTTACAATACTTATTTAATTCATTTAAGTACATAACAGTAAAAAACTTTTTGAATGATTTTTGTACGTCAACTATTATTAAAGTTGAACCGAAAGTATTGTATTCTCTAATATATCTCATATTACTATATATAAAAAAATCTTATCAAAAAGATAAGATTTTCTATTTTATTCTTCATCAAACTCTCTTGTTGCTAAAGATTGTTTTTTTCTTAAAATATTAATTAAATAATTAATGTTGTTATTAATATTACCATAGTAGTCACGCTTCTCTTTTAATCTTACCCAAATATAATTAGGTTCATTATAAGAGCTTTGTGGTCTCATTCTATCAAAGAATCCATCAAGAGTTCTTAAGCCAACACGCTCTGATCTAAGTAAATCAAAAACCATTGATAATTCTTGATATAATAACTCAACATCTTCTAAATTTCTTACTTCAAAGATACTAATATAGCTATTAATCTCTTTAGAAAGTCTATCAATATTACTTAAAACCTTAAGAGCTTTAGTTTTAAGTTCTTCATCATCTTCACTATTAATATACTCTCTAACTCTATCTAATCTATCAATATAGAAGGTTCTAGCACTACTTGCAATCTTTAGTCCCTCAGAAATTTCATAGTTAACTCTTTCTATACTATTTTTGAAATCATAGCTAACCATAACTTCTTCTAAATTATTAGCTCTTTCTCCCTTCTTATACATTTTTATCACCTTAAACAAATAAGAAGATATTGTATTAAGTCTATCAATAGCAGCACTTGTATTATAATTTAATCGATAAGCAGCAAAATCACCACAAATAAGTTTAGTAGATAATTTTGTCAAATTAGATATATCGGATATATTTTGAATCTTCATTCTATCCGCTATTAACTTCATATATCTTTCGATATTTGCTTTCTTAATATCTACATCTTTCATAAAAGCTAAAGTATCTTTCTTAGCTTCTGTTCTTTCATCTTTTATATCACCTTTTAACTTATAGCTATTACTATTCACTAAACTAATAAACTTAGCATAATCAAAAATAATAGCAAAATTAGCATCTTTAACAGAAGATAAAATAGATGATGGCATAGTAACAAATCTATCAAAGTCAAATCTTGTATTATATCCAAGAGGATCTTTTCTTCTTCTTGTAGCACCAGCTTTAGGTTTTAATAAACTAATATTTGCTACCTTTGAGTGACTCATCTGCCAATATCCACTAGCTATTGAACCCCAACCATAAGTATCTCTAGGATAATTATTATAATAACTTGCAGTATTTTGTAAAGCAAAAGTTTTTTGTCCTGCCCAAGTGGAAACCTTCATAACATAACTAACAATTTGTGACCATGTTCTATTATTCCATCCATTAATTAAATCTACTGCAATAATATCACCTATATTTAAGCTACCTATTTGTGATTTAGGAATTCTTTTTACTACTTCATAATCATCAATATTAGGAGAAAATGCAACCGTAGCAGCACCAGCAGAAGAACCTGCATTATTCTGACGATAAACACCATCAACCGCAGTTGTTGCTATAAATTTACCATCTTTATCAAACCAAAATTTTAATAATCTTAAATTTGACTTTTGTTTTTTAATACCTGTACCATTACAAGCAGAACAATCAACATATCTAAATCCTTTACCCCAAGGTCTTTTAACTTTACCATCTTTACATCTCTCACCAGTAATAAACTCACCAACAGCATCACATGGAACATCAGCAACTGCTTCACCGTTATAGGATATAGCAGCATTATAAGGTAAATATCTAAAAAGATCATCAGATAATTTTGATTCAGGAACATCAAATGTTTTACATATACTTTTTATTTTATCTAAAAATATTTTTTTATCTTTAGACGATATATATCCTAATACTTTATTAACAATCGAAGCATCAAAAGCTTCAAATAATTTTATATATTTCAAATTTTTCATATTACTGGACCAACAATTTCAATTTTTATACCTTTTGATTTTAATGAACCAATTATAGGTTTACTTTCTTTAGTTACTAAGTCACCAGATATTACCATCTTTTTAAGATTTTTACTAACAGATAAATTAGCAAGATCTTGATAGCTATCTAATGTATAAATAACTTGTAGTTCTTCTAAATTTTCAAATATTGAGAAATCTAAAGAAGTAGTATTATCACAGCTAACAATTTGAAGCTTTTTAATATTTGGATTTATAGAGTTCATATCTTCTAAAATATTATTACCAAATTTACATTTATCAAATGCAATACTATCTGTCTTAATATTAGCAAAATTATTAAGAGTATTAATACTTAAATACTTAAATTTAATCCAATCCAAGTTTAAGTTTAGATTTAGTAAAGAATCTGGAATATCAGATGTTTCAACAATCAACTCTTTTATCTTAGCATTAGGATCAACGATATATCTTTGACCAGAAGTTAATTGACTTAGTGTAAGTGATTTAATATTTTTACCAATTCTTAAAACTCTCTCTAAGGAAAGCTTATCTTGATATGATGGGCTTAAATCATCATCACCAAAATCAACATCAGGTGAGAAATAGTATTTATCTCCTCTTTGTGCTGTAGAAACCATTCCTGTATATTTTGTAACTATTTCTTCAAAAACACTCTGCAATCTATCCTCATAAGCTCTATCAAAGTATAATTTAGTCTCTGCATTTACATCAAACTGCTCAATATTTCTAATAATCATCCTTGATAAAGGTAATTGATCTGAAATCTTTTCACCTTTCCAAAATATTGGAGTTTCAAATGTTAAGAAAGCAGGAATACTATTTGGATCAAACACATTAGATAATACTTGTCTTCTATAAGCACCAGTATATAAATGCTGACATGAAGCATAAAATTTAGAAATAGACATATTTAATATATCTTTAGGATTGTGATTTATCTTTAGATAAATGTCTCTGTTAAATATCTCAAAATCTAATTGATAATCGGTGTTTTTATTTGTAGAAGCAAAGTTTATAAATTGAGATATATTTCTATCATTAGAGAAGTTAGCTGTTACTTTATCACTTACTTTCCAACCTTCTATCTTTGCATCAACACATCTATCAACCAAATCATTATAATCACTAAGGAAAGAGTTGATATTGATCATATTATTACTAAAAGCTAAATCACCTTTTGCTTTAATTGTTCTAATCATATTACCATTCTCATCTCTTAAAGGACGATTATTCTCATCTTTTGCAATAATACTATCCGCCATTGTATCAGTAAGAGACAATTTTCTAAAAACTGGACCAAACATTGTAAAAATTTGATCTAACTTAGGTTGTCTAATATCAAAATCATTAAAAATTCTTTGATATTCATCTTTTGAGAAGTTGTCTTCTCTATACGCATCACTACTAATTGATTTATTAAGTACATTTCCAAATTGTTCTGGTAGATCTTGGAATAACTTAAATAGTTGATCCATATCACACTCAGCCCACTTACTTAAAACTTTATTCTTATCTTCCTCTGATAATTTCCAAACTCCTTGAACAATTTTATCAGTAGGTGTAACTTCTTCATAATCTAAATATTTTTCACCCCAATATTCTTTAACTTGCTTTGCTTGTATAGGAAGAATTAAATCCTTAATTTTAGCTTCGCTTAAAAATAAGTCACGTTTTTTTATCCATCTCATATTTTATTATTATATTTGTAGAGTTATATATTAATTTTTTTACATCAAAAATTATTTTTTTATATATTTATAAACATATAACTCATTTTTTAATATAGATTAAAACAAAAATCAATTATGCAAGAGATAAGAACAGTATTAACCGAAACCTTATTTACAAGTGTTTGTAAATTAGGCTACTTTACTCATGGAACTGGCTACACAAAGACTGATGTTTACTTCAACAAAAGTGACTTAAAGGTATTAGCATCCGGAGAAATTCTAACAAAAGTAGAAAATGAAATAGAATTCAAATTTGCTTTACAAGACATTGGAATTGATTTAATAAAAGGAATCATTAAAAGATCACCTTTATTTACAGATCTTTATTACGAACTATAAAATAATATAAAATGATTACAGCAATAATTTCGTTATCGGTTGCATTACTAGTAAGCATCGTACTTAACTATAAACTTTTTACTAATAATTTAGATTTGATAAACCAAAATAATGAACTTAGTAAAGCTAAAACAAAAGCAGAGTCTATTAAAAATGATTTAATTGCTATTGAACCAGGTGATAAAGTAATTTATCCAAACTATTCATTGATTTATGGTCAAGGAACTAAAGAGTCATATTCATTTAGCGGAACATATGAACTTGAAGTTGTAGAAGTCTCCGAAAAACAGCTTAAAGTTAAAGCCACTGGATTCACCACCGATGATAGAAAAATATCATCAGATCAACAAAGAATAAGTGGTGTAATTCAATTTATGCAAAATAAATGGGTAGATAGACAAATGGTTCAACTTATTGTTGATGATGCTCATAAAAGAAATGTTAAACTTAGAGAATTAGGAATTGAATAATATGTTTTACTTTGCTTCACTTTACTCGGATAAAGATCCAAGTGTTGTAATAAATAGATATGATTTAACTTGTAAAAAAGTTGCAGAATTAGTTGCAAACGGAATGGTAGTTATGTCACCAATAGTTTATGGACACACTCTATTAAACTATAAAGAAATGCCAGGAGACTGGGAGTTTTGGAAAAATTTTTGCGAAACATTCTTATACAAATGTGATGAAATGTTCGTCTATAAATTAGATGGATGGGATAAATCTACTGGTGTATTAGCCGAAATAGAATTAGCTAAATCATTAAATATGAAAATAACATATATAGAATAAAAAGTCGCTTTGAGCGACTTTTTTATTTTAAGTTTAATATCTTTATGTTAGATAAATCTAAATAAAATTCTTTCAAATTTTCATTCAATATAAGTTTTGAGTCTTTACTTCCAATAACTATCTTATCATCAAATAAATCACAAACATAAACATTAAAACATACTGTCTTACGAGTAAAGAAAAATCTTTCTAATATCTTTTGTGAAGTTATGATCCAAGTATTTTTTTGATCTAATTTTGATAATTCATTATAAATCAATCTATCATTATTACCAAATATTTTTCTAATACCCTTTGTATAATAACTTATATCATAGCTATTACAATCTAATAGGTGTAAATATAAAGAGTTGTTAAGCTCTTCAATTGAAGAGACCAACAACTCTTTTAAGTGATATATTTCTTGTTTATTATTTATAATTAGCTCACCATTAACCCTACTCTTTTCAATAATATCAAAAAAAGCTGGATTTTCTTTAACCCATATTACTTCATTAAAGTAATTTAACAGTAAATATTCTATCGAATCTGTGTCCATGTGTCTTTTTTTATATCTCTGTTTATTTTACTGCATAAAGGTTGTAAATTTGTATAATGTGTTAACTTTATAAGTTCTTCTTCTGTTTTTGCAGATGATAAAGGAATTATATGATCTATATCCCATCCATAATTAAAATCACCATTATACAAACCTTGGTTGTTCCAGTTCATCCAATTTTCAAACTTTGATTCTAAGTGATTTCTTAATTCAAATAGCGAACAACCTATCAACTCAATAGTTTTTGATCTTTTTTTAATACCTTTACTTAAAAAAGCATTTTTAATAGAACTTCTACTTAATATGAGTAATCTAAACAATAAGTCATTTTTATATCTATAATTTAAGTATTCTGTATGCTTTTTCATCATATAATCTTTATTAGTTAAATAATATTCTTTCTTTACAGTTGCTATTCTTTCTTTATTACTTAATTTATAATTTTTATTATATTCATATCTTTTATTATTGTAGCAACTCTTACATTCATTCTTTAATCCATCCTTATTTGTTGACTTATAGAATTTACTAAAATCTAGTTCTAAATTACATACATTACATACTTTCATAGAAACATTTTTATTTGTATATATAAAAATGTTTCTTGTCTCTAGTATATTCTTTTAACTAATTCAATTACATCAAGTGTTCCCTCTCTATGTAAAAACTCATATAATCTACTTTTAGGAAATTTAATATTACGCCATTTAGAAGCTGTTGGTCTATTTACGCAAAAATATTCCTCTAAGCTTTTGTTGTATTTCTTTTTTACAAAAAATTCTATGAAAAATATATCTATCATATTAAAATGTGCAATCGAAATAATCTAAAATAAAATCATTTCTTTCAATTATAAATAAAAGTTCTGATCTTTTCACTAATTGATATTCATAATGCCTACCAGTTTTAAACAAAGTTCTAATAAAAGGTATTTCATCAGAATAGTTAACTTCATTTTCATCAACCATCAAACAAAGAACTTTTTTATCATCCGCAGCATTATAACTTATGATTTCATGATCATAATCTTTATTTATATTTGCTTTACCATAACATACAAATTTTGTCTTAAGCTTCTCACTAGAAGGAGTATAAGTAATACAAATATCATCACCTATTTCAATATTATCACATTCATCTTTTAGGTAAAGTCTAATCCAAAAATAAATTTTTTGTTCTTCCACAACAGAAGATTTTGTTTTTTCTGAATCAGGAATTATATTAGGTAAATTATCAGTATCTATGTTTTTTATTTGCTCAACGATACTTTCCATATAATCCATAGATGTTATATTACTCATTCTATAAAATTATTTTTTATTTATATATATTTTTCCTCATTTGTTTCAACAAATCTTGGAATATCATGATTATCTAAATCATCATGCCCTAAGTCATCACCATAGGAAATATGTTTTTTATACTTCTCACAAAATAATTCAATTCTCTCAGGTAAAGTCAATTCTCTCATATCGCTATTTCTAATTCTGATTTTATTTTTTGTATACCACTAATATTAGAAATCTTAAAATCATTAACAGTTACGTCATAAAAACTTAAACCAGACTTTAATTCTAACTTTGGTTGTTTCTCTAAAGGTTCTCTTTCTAATAACTCTTTAGCGGCTTCAATATGTCTATCATAAATATGTAGATTCTGAACATAATGACAGAATTTACCAACCTTATATCCTAAGTCAGATGCGACCATCATTTGTAAAGCTACATATTGTATTTTATTGATATACCCAGCCATAATATAATCATTACTTCTTTGATTTAGAGTCATATCTAAAAACATCTTACCATCAACTTCTCTTACTGACCAAATAGTTTCGTAAGCACAAGGATATAAACCATTTGTTTGCTTCAGATCTGACTCTTGTAACATATTAATAATATGTCTTCTTGAAAAAGGATCTTCTCTTAAACTCACTAGAAGGTTGTCAAGTAAATTCCACTTTCTTATAGTCGCACCATATCTTTGACCAATTGTTCCATTACCAATATTCCAATCATCCCACCACATTATATTTCTTTTATGTGCTGTTTCTAAATTAGAGTCTTGATCTTGATATATCCATAAAATCTCATTGATTCCTGTTTTAATTGCAGTATTTCTTAGTGTAGTAATAGGAAATTCTCCTTTTGATAAATCATATTCCTCAAAAACTTGAGTTATAAATATGCTATTTGCATCTTGACCATCTTTATATTTAGGACGAGGATTTCTGTCCATCGTTCCCTCTTCCAATATTTTTCTTAGATTTTCTTTATAATATAAATCAGCTTTAATCATTATAAATTTTTATTTTTATTTATATGATTATAAAACAAGTTTGTTGAAATAAAAAAGAGGACTATTAGTCCTCTTTGAATTCTATAATTTCTTGCTGTTCAAATGGCATTCTTGGTTCATTTGAGATCAACTCGTGTCTTTTACAACATTCTAAGATATATTCAGAGTGTTCTAAATAATCTTTCTTAACTTTTATAGCAGAGTTTTCACTAACTTCAACCGCTTCTGGATACTTAACAACAGCGTGACCTAAAGTTAAGTGCATTCCATAGAATGGTTCTCTACTCAAGCCCATACTTTCTCTTATTATTTCTGCATCTTGGCAATAAACTCTTAACCACCAGTGCTCACCATTAGATCTCGGTTCAGTTTCAACATAAAAATCAATTTCCTTACCATTAAAGATTTTAGAAGCTTGCTCAAAAACTTCAAAATCCATTCTATCATTGACAAAGGTAACGTGAGTTCCTCTTAAGTTTTTATTTAATTCAAGGTTAAATCTTTTTTTCAAGAACCATGCATAGTATCTATCTATTTCACAGTCAGTTTTAATCATAGCAACTCTCTTCCAAGAAGCTTGACGTTCGTGCTTCTTAGTTTTATCCTGCGGACTAAATTCTAATATACCTCTTACTTTGAATACCATACGGCAAATATACAAAAATTATATATAAAAATAAAAACACATGACCAAAAAAGATTTATTAATTAAGAAAGAAAACTTTTTAATTGAATACTGCAAAAAGATGGGATGGAATCCTAACGAACTAACAAATAAACAAATGTTAGCAATCACAACTCATAAAGATTGGAAAAATCCTCAACAAGTTTAATATATATAATATAAATAAAAAATAATAATTTAGAATGAATAAATATTCTTTCACTTATATAATAGGTTATAGACATAACTTAGAACGATTTAATAATCTTAAAAGAGCATTAGATTGGGTAAACGGATTTAGCAATGTTGATGTAATTGTTATTGAGCAAGATAAGCACTCAAAAATATCACACTTAAATATTAAAGCAAGACATATATTTCTTAAATCAGATAAAGCTTATAATAAATCTTGGGCTTTTAATGTAGCTCTTAAATATGCTAAATCTGATGTAATTGTTTTCTCAGATGCAGATTTAGTTATGGAACCCAACCAATTTATAGAAGCAATTAAACAACTTGATAAATTCGAGATGGTAAATCCATATAAATCAGTGGTTGATTTACAACCACATGAATCTAATCAACCATTTGATCAAATTTTCAAAATAGATAGACCGGGTAGAGGCGAAACTGATCATCAAAAAGTTCCATTATGCGGTGGAATTTGTATTTTCAGAAAAGCAGCTATACACAAAATAGCTGGTTGGAATGAAGACTTTAAGGGTTGGGGTGCAGAAGATGACTTTATATCACATAAGGTTAAAAACTTTTTAACTTGGACCGAAATGCCTAACCGATGCTATCACTTGTATCATAGTAGAGTACAACCAGATATGAAACTTTATCAAAATAACTTACAGTTACTAAATAACTTATGTAATCTTAAAAAAGAAGATTTAGCAAAAACCATAAACATGAGTTTTCAAAAAATAGGAATGAAAAATTTATATGATACATTTTAATAGAGAGGAAGAATTCAAAGAGAAATTAAAAGATATATGTTGCTTTGATGAGAAAGCAATTGGTAGTAATGTTGCTAAGTTTCATTTTTTAGACGCAGTTGAAGAAAATAAAGCTGAAAACATAGCTATGAATAGAGAAATTACTATTGATGTTTTATTAGGAGAAGAAAAAGAAGAGAAATTAAATGATCGAGTTTTTATAAAAGATCAAGATGACTTTCCTACTATATCTATGAAGATATTTGAAAGTTCTATAAGTGGTAAAAAATTCATTTCGTATGAAGACTTATATAACGAGGTTTTAGATTTTTATATAAATCACACAGTAAATAGTAAACAAACTTTAACAGATGTTACAGTTTCAAGCTCAACTGATGTAAATCAACTCGAAAGAATGATTATGTCAAAAGTATTGATGGGTGGTAATTTAATTGCTATGAATGGTCGAGTAGGACCAGCAAATGTAGTTTTGATGAATCCAATTACTCAATACGAAAGATTCTATCTTTCTATTGAAAATAATAACTTTCTAAGTGGTATTAAAATAATTACAGATAATAAAATTGATAAAGATAAAGTAATTGTGTTAAGAACTGAAACACTTAAAACATCATCAACAGGTGTATATGTTATTAAATCAACAGATAATGATCAGTATTTCTTTAAGGAAACCAATAACTGGGATAAAAAAATACAATGGTTTTATATAAAATAAAAAAGTCGCAAATGCGACTTTTTTTATACTTTTGATAATACTCTAATTTTATCATATTTTACCAATAGTTTATACATTTTATCCCATTCGGTATCTAAATCAAAAACTATCTTTTCATTCCACTGACTATTATTAAAATATTCAATAATCATACCTTGTCTAAAATCTTCTTTCTTTTTTGGCATCCAATATTTCTTTGCTTCAACAAAAGAAAAAGATAAACCCATATATAAATATGAAATCTTCTCAGAATCTGTATTATACATATAAACTTCTAATAACTTCTCAGAACCATCTCTAAATATTTTCTTAGGAGATGTTTCACCTTTATATTTTATAATAGCACTTTCTACTTGAAAATAATTAAGTAGAAAAACAACATCTTTTCTTAAAGTATTATTATCAACATCACCCCAACCTAATGTAGAATCATTAAATTGCTCTTTGTAATAGGTTTGCAAAGGTAATACTTGATACTCTTTAGAGTAAAGATATGTTTGTATGCTATCAACATTATCATTAGATAGTATAACATATGATATATTTGGATTCTCTAAGTTCACAAAGTATATATTATTTTTCTAAGATGTAAAATATTTTTAATATTTCCTCTTTAGGAAGTTTTTTAACTTTTGAGAAATAATCAAGTGCTTCTTGAAAATCACTAGCAGAAGTTTTTATGATAACTTCCTTTGACTTAGTTGTTAAACAAAATTGTTTCATAATCTATATATTAAATTCTTTTTTTAATTCATTCTCAAAAATGATATTTACTTCCTCTCTATATATTTTAGGAACAACAATACTATCGTGTATTGTTATCATTTTTATTTCAGGATAGTAATTCATCACTTTACTTATTATCTTATTAAATACTAATGATGACTCTGCTCTTTGTAAATCATACGCAAGAACACGATAATCTCCATTTTCTTTTTTATACGTTTTTATAAAGTCATATATCGTAGGAAATAAAGACTTGAAATGCTTATCTGCCTTCGAGCTTGCAATATTTCTACCAAAGAGAACTTTATAAGTCATTTCTTTCACTAACTTTTTATTTGTCTCACCAATCATTGACATAAAATACTGATAAAAATTACCATCAATAGTTAGCTTCTTAAATAACTCAAACTCATCTTGATCTACATTACCAAAATTACTAATATTTATTAACTTTACCAAAAATAATGGCTGACTATTTGGTATATCTAACTCACAAGTTTCTAAACCATCAATTAATAAACAGTTTTTACGAATAAATGATTTTAATATAGTATAATTTGTATGCATTCTACCATATGAGTCAAAGTGATAAAATATATGACTATCATTTATACACTCAACAGAGTAAATATTTCTATTGTAAATATCAATATCCTCATTTTTAAGTAAGTCTAAAAAGAATATAGCTCTATCGTAGTCAATCTTAACATTAAATAAATCATTTACTAGTTTTTCTCGAACAGAAGGTTCAATTATAGATATATCTGAATCCTCAGATGTCATTTCAATAAACTTACCTTTATACTTTTTTAGTAAGACTTTATCATAGTTTCTATATCGATTTATTCTTTGTGTAAAAATCTTTTCATTTAATGAATATATTCTAGATGTTTTACCTTTTTTATAATTTGTATGCAATCGAATAATATTATTCTCAATAAGAAAGGAAATATAGTAGTTGTAAAGATAACCATACTTACTTTTAAGTATTGTTGCATTTAGTGCAAATTTATTTTCTTTTTTGAAATAATATTTAAGTAGTAAATTATGAACTATATCTACTAGATAATCTACTTTTAATTTTTGATTTGAGAACTCAATGTGTTTTCTTTTTACAAGATCATTTAAGCATTCAGGTAAAAAATGTAAAGAAAAAGACTTTTGTTTTATCTTTTTATTTATTCTATATTGGTTAATAGTTTTTGTTTCTATATACATAACTTTTATACTGAAAACTTAGATATTGTTTAGTAAATTATTGATAGTTTTTATTCTTTTTTCCTTGCGTATAGATACGATTAATTGTCGTTCAATATCACCAAATCCACTATGAAAACTTAAATCATTAACCATTTCAGTAGTCCATTTAGTTCTTAATTTTCTCACACCTGCTTTAATATCAATTGATTTGACATTTAAATCAATAGTATTTATATTCATATAATAAAATTATTTTGTAAATAAAAACCTACTATAATGTAGGTTTTTGTTGTTGTATTGGAAATTTTCCTCCTGCTTTCTTTTTCTTATTATCTTGCTTGACTCCTTTTTCAAACTCAGAGTAAACATCAGGATAAACCTCACCATCAGCATCCATATCATATTTAAGATCTAAGAAATCTGAGAAGTCAACAAGACCAGCTCTTGTAAGCTCAATTTCATGCATTCTGTTTAAGTATTTATCAATGTGATTTTGAATATCATCAACAAAATTATTAAATAACTTAACTGTATTATCGGTAAATATACCAATAGCTTTTTTTCTTTTTTTGTTAAATGATCCTAAAATAACCTTAAATATATACTCTAATTTATCGGACTCAGATAAATACTCTTTTGTTAGCTTATTTTTAATTAGTTCAGTATTTATTTTGAACTTTTCTTTATCAAAAAAATCAGGAACTATAAAATCAAAGTCTAAAAGGTCTGACTTAACTTCTCCTATATAAATATTAAATAACTTACAAATTAGATAGATATAAATCTCATCTTTAGTTTCTCCTTTTAATTTAATATCTTCTAAGTTAATAGACTGACAGAAATTTAAGAAATTAACCAAGATTAAAGTATAAATCTCAACAAACTCAGTATCATTTTCAGTACTAAGCCTATTATATAAAGGATTAAGAACTTCAAATGACAAATCATTTGACTTACATCTTATGATAAGCTTTTCAATATTTTTTTGAAATTCTTCATCCATTAAAAATGAACTATCAACTAATGGATTTAATATTTTGTAAAAGAAGAATGCAAATGACTTATCACCAAAAATATATTCTAAGTCTGCCTCACTTGTATTTAAGAAATACTTTATAGCTTCAATCATCTTATCTGTTAGCTTACCTTGATAAACCACAGGTAGATGATCTACATCAAATAATCTAGCGTATTCTACTAACTCATCTAAATTAAATTCATACTTACCAGACTTATTAATTGCAGTAAGAACTAAATTATTTTTAGGGACTTGGTTGTATCTTATGTTTGCTGGTTGCTCATCCGGAAAATATTCAAAGCAGAACCACCATTTTCTATTTAAAAGACTTTTAACTCTATAATCTAAATTATTAAAATAATTTAATGCTGGATTATAATAGTTCTGCATAGCTAAGTCTATTAAATTAATAGGATCATTAGATAGCGATTTCGTTTTTATTGTAAATTCTTTTCCATTCCAATTTACCCATATTTTACTACCTTGAATGTCCTCAAAGACCGTGATCTCATCATTAAAAATTTGATTCAATAAATCTTGGTCATTAATACCATTTAATGTTGTTAATTTACTCATTGTTTGATTTTTGTTTTTATCAATATATTGTATTAGTTATTATCTTGTAAATAAACAATAACTTTTTCTAAATTTTCTTTATTATAACCATCTAAAGGTGAACCACCTAATTTAAGATAGTCTTGATACATTTGATTATATTCATCAATTGTGTATATTCTACCACCTAATTCACTGTAAATAACATCTGTATCAAAAGCAGATATAGTTTTATTAAGTGTTTTAGTTTCACCATAAGCAGGACCAATTGGACCAACTAATTCTGTTCCTGAAACTTCTAATATAAAATCGTTGAATTTTTTAATCATTTTTATGTTCTATTTCTTCAAAGTATTCATCTTGCTCTTGAAGTGAATATCTTTTTAACTTATTATTATATATCAAATTATATAAGTACCTATCATATAATTTATGAGTTTCATCACCTTTCATATAAATAACACATGCTTCTTCTTGATGTTCGTTATCAATATCAATGATAGGTAGACCAATTAGACCATCTCTATCATGCAAATCACAAAAAATACTATATCCTTTTTGTAAAAGTGATTTAACATGTTCACAAGCAACATTCTTTGATAAATACATTAAATCTTTAGGTTCTTCATTATTAGATGTATATCTATATAAATCTAAAAATCTCTTTTCTTTATCAGATATTTGTTTATTCTTTGATAACTTATCAAGAATTCTATTTGCTTCTATTTCCTTCAAGGATTCACCAAGAAGATAGTATTTTATAACTTTCTTGATTCCCATATCAGCTACTTTTATTTTATTCATTATATATTAATTTTTTATTATAGTAAAAAAATAACAAATTGTTAAAAGCAGTTGATTTTTTTATATATAGATTATGGATCAACAACTACTAAATGCTCTTAATAATCTATCCAGTTCATTAGAAATGATTGCAGATGCTCTCCAGAAAAAAGGAGAAAGCAAAACTGCGACCACTAATGCTTTACAAAGTGGTGACTTCTCTAAACAACTTATAGAAATTAACACTAGCTTAAAGTCTATTAAAAAAGACACAGAAGAAATATTATCTAAACAAAATACAATCTTAGAGCTTCAAAGAAGTAAAAATAATGATAATATTGTTGGTGATGTTGGTGAAGATCCAAAGAAAGAAAGTCAGATAAAGAAAGGAGCCACAATGATATTGTTAATAGCGGCTGCTGTTTTAGCAATTGGATTAGCTTTTAAGATAGTAGGTGAAGTTGATTTTCTATCAGTTGTTTCATTAGGATTGGCAATTGTTATGGTCGCTGATGCTTTTTCCAAAATAGCTGAAAGTAAGATTACTGTAGATCAAGCAGTTATAGCAGGTAAAGTAATGGTAATTATGTCAATTGCTATAATGTTCTCCTCTTGGGCTTTAGCTCTTGTTTATCCTATTGGTTTTGGACAAGCTTTAACAGCGATACTTATTGCAGGTATGTTTACTGTTATATCATTCGGTATAAAAAAAATAATTAAAGGTCTAGGAGAACAAGATTTAGAAACACTAGCTAAATCAATAATGTTCTTACCTATATTACTTCCTGCTATTGCACTTGGTATTACTTTATCATCTTGGTTTTTGGCATTTGTTGAACCAATTTCAATATTTCAAGCATTTACCGCAATTCTTATTGCAGGTATGTTTACTGTTATATCCTTTGGTATAGCAAAAATATTAAGTGCGTTAGGTAAGGAAAATATAGCTACATTAGGTAAAAGTATTTTATTTCTACCAATATTACTTCCTGCTATTGCACTTGGTATTACTTTATCATCTTGGGTATTACAAATGATAATTCCTATTAGTTTAGGTCAAGCATTTACCGCAATTCTTATTGCAGGTATGTTTACCGTTATATCATTTGGTTTAGGAAAAATAATTAATGCATTAGGCAAAATAGAAAATCCTGCTAAAGCAATACAATCGGCCATATTGATGGTTACTATACTACCAGCAATGGCTCTTGCAATAGCTGTATCGTCTTTATTCTTAGCAGGAATAGTACCAATTTCATTTACACAATTCTTAACTGCTATTGCAATAGCTGCAGTATTTGTAGTACTTTCATTTGCGTTAAAGTTTATACTTCCAGTTGCAGATAAAATAAGTCTTAAGACTCTTGTAACTATACCATTATTATTTACAACTTTAGCAATAGCAATTTGGATGTCTTCTAATATATTATCACAAGTAGAACCAATTCCACTTGGTAAGTTGATTAATATTTTAATGTTTTCAGTTGTATTTGCTATATCAGCAGTTGTCTTAGGTGGAGCCGCTTGGTTACTAAATAAAATGGGTCTTGAGAATATAGCTATGGGTAGTATAGCTATAGTTGTAGTAGCAACGGCAATTATGATCTCATCTCTGATATTAAAAGAAGGTGAATATGATTTATATCCTTCATTAGACTGGGCAATTGGTGTAGGAGCATCAATAGTTGTATTTGGAGGAGCTGCATATTTATTAGGACTTGGAATGCTTTCTGGAATTGGGGCACTTGCACTAGCAGCAGGAGCTGTTGCAGTTGTAGTGGTTGCAGCTACTATTGTTGCAGCTTCATTTATATTAAGTAAAGGAACATACGGCAACTATCCTTCATTAGACTGGGCAACCGGAACTGGTTTAAGCTTAGCAACATTTGGTTTAGGAATGGCCGGTTTAGGAGCTTTAATACTTGGCTCTTTTGGTTTAGGAATGGTAGCTTTAGTTGCGGGAGCAGATGCTGTTTTAATGATTGCAGATACTATTGTTAAGGTTTCGTTTGTTCTTAAAAAAGGTTCTTATACAGGAGGACCAACAAAAGCTTGGGCAGAAGGAATATCATTAGCACTAGGCGCATTTGCACCAGTATATAAAATGTTAAGTACTGGTGGCATAATGAAAGTACTTTTTGGAAGTGGACCTACCCCAGAACAATTTTCGGATGGTATTATAACAGTATCTAAAGGAATTGTAGATGCCGCAAATTACTTCTCAAAAGCAAAAGTTGCATTTAAGGGAGGACCTTCAAAAGAATGGTCAGAAGGAGTAGGAACTGCAATCGCAGCTTTCTCACCGGTCTATGCAGCTCTTATGGATAATGGCTTCTTTGGATCAAATGTTTCTCCGGATGATATGAAGTCTGGAATATTAACTATATCAGATGGTATTATTGCAGCCGCTGACAAATTTGCAGAAAATAAAGCAACATTTGATGTAGCAAATGTTCCTGATTCAGAATGGGGTACAAGAGTATCATCTGCAATAAAAGCATTTGGTGGAGTATTTGATTATATGTCTAAAAATAGCGGTTGGTTCAAAGACGGTGATGAAGCTGCTGGAGAAATGGCGAATGGTATAGTACTAGTAGCAAATGCAATTGTCAGAGTTGCTAAAAGACTATCATCAGTCGGCGTAGCAGTTTGGAAAGCAGGTCCAGATGCTAACTGGTCAAAAAAATTAAGCAATAATATAAATGGATTTATTGACTTAAATAGAAGTGTTGAAAGTGTTACCTATGCAAGTTTATTAAAGACTAATATTATAGCTTATGCTATAATAAGAACTGCTAAAACATTATGGTCTGGTAGACAGTATTTTAATAATATGATACCAGAAGGCTATATGGATAATCTACAGACTAATATAATGAAATATCTCAATTTAACTAATTCAATAGTTGCACAAGGAAAAGGTGGTGCTATAAATGCATTAAAGAATCTTACTGGGATGGATCCGGTATCACAAACTGCAAAAGGTATGCTAAAAATAGCTGCAGCTTATGATAAATTAGCACAATCATTAGAAAAATTCGGAAACTCATTACAAATGATTGATGGAACTAAAGTTAATTTGATTAGAAGATTAACTGGTAATCTAGCAGTATTAGCAGCCATGGACTCAGATGCTTTAGATAGAATGATGCAAACACTTGAAGAAAGAGCTAGTGTATTTTCTAAATTTGTTGAAGTAGAAAAAGCGAGAACAAATAGACCTACCGTTGGAGAAACTAAAGGTAAAACTACTGCAGGTGCGGCTGGTGCAGGCAAAGGACCAGCTAAAATGAGCACGAATGAACAATTAGATAAAATTATTGAAATATTATCAAGAATTGATAATTCAACAAGCACAATAGATGAATATATTACAAGTGTAACCGATGGAAATATAAAACCAACAGAATTATCATCAAGTGGTAATACAAAGAGTGGAGGTGGAGGATTTTTTAATGGGTGGTTCAACTAATAAACTTAAATTAATATAATAGATATGAGTAATAGTATATCATTTTTCAAAAAAATAAGTCTTTTCAATTCTTATAAAAGAATTATTAAAAATAATAAGGTAGAATTATCAAATTATCTTAATCTAAGAATAGATAATGCAGATAGACTTTATACGGTATTAAATATACCAAAAGAACTAGTAGGTGAAGAGTATTCACTTAAAAAGTCTGATATTGATAGAATATCTGAAAATTATATAAAAGAATTTATAACTGAAACATCTAAGTTTTTAGTATCTAAAGGCTTGAATGAGCTTTATTCTATTTATGATATTAAAAAAGTGGATAAATATTCCTATTTAGTTGTAATAGGATTCTCTTTATTTAAGAGTAATGAGTTTTACAATAACCTTTACTATAAATTTACTCCGGCTTTAGTTGTATTAGGTATTATTGCTTATTTTTTACTAAAATAACAAAACTTTTATCCAGTATTTTTTTATAATATAAAAAATAAAATATAATATGGATAATTTTTACGAACTATCAGAAGATACAATTAACGACTTCTTTGAAATTTTCAATAAAAAATCATTTCCTACAAAAATCGATTTTCACTTTTTAGGAAATAAAAAACAAAAAGAACTAATTAAAATTAGTAAACTTGCAGATGACTATGCTTATAGTGTTAAAAAAGATCTAAAAGTTTCAATTAATGAAGACTTACTAAATGTTTTTGATGAAGAATCAATTACTATCTTAATTGAGCAAGAGATTGATAAAATTAATATGAATTTAGAAACAGGTAAGGTTAAATTAGTTAGAACTGACTTAAATACTTTCTCATCTTTAGTAAATAAATATGGAGTAGAAAAAGTAGCAAGAGCAAATGGTACACAGGAACTATATAACGAACAAAAAAGAGACAATGATGATGATTTTATCATATAACTTAAAAAATAAATAATATGAAATACTTAAACACAAAATATTACAACGCATTGAAGCTTAGATATGAAGCTCAAATGGCGGAAGCAGAAGCTAACTTAGATTTATATTTCACTAATGCTAATTTAGCAGCAATTGGAGAGCACTCAGACTTATTAGCAGAACATGATAGATGGATCGAAGCTTATGCTAATGCTAAAGATAAACTAGAATCACTAAAATCATTATATGAACAACATAATGTAGAAAGTGTATAAAAAAAATAAAATAAAAATATGTCAAACATTCAAACTAATACGCAAAAACCAGATGTAACATTCACCGATAAAGAAAATAATCTATATACTATTCTAAGCTATGACTTTGAAAATGGTCTTGATATTAAGATCAAAGAATTATCTGATTATATGACTAATAATACAGGTAGAGGTAAATCTGACGAAGAAAAAGATGAAATCTATGAAAAAGCTCAAATGATTTGGAATGAGTATATTGCTTTATTAAAAGCAACAAAATATAACTTAAATCTTGATAGAGCACAGTATAATTTCTTAACGGATTTAATTGTTAAAAAATTAGAGTATGATGTAAATACTGTATTTATTGCAGTTGAATTAACAAATCTTTTAGGAACAATGAAAGATATTAAATTTGCTAATGATACTGAGGTTAAAGAATTCAAAGTAGATGCAACAGAAATTACTTATATCTATCACCTAATTGCAACACATAAAGTAAAAGGATTAACTAAAGACTCTTATGTATTTGCAGATATTTTAAGAAGAATTGGTGAAATCAGCAAAGTATTTAACTACTATGATACAACTGGTAAAAATATGGCACAAGATGTTCAAGATTGGGTTGTTCTATTCGATGAATCAATCACATTAGAAGAAAGACCTGTTCTTGAAGTAGAAACAGAAGAAGCTAACTAAAAAATCCCTCTTATGAGGGATTTTTTTATGCTGTTATATAAACTATTGGTTGAAATGGACCAATTGGTTCAATATCTTGATATGGCTCTTGTAAATCCTTTAATCCTCTTATCTCATAATTCTTTTTATCACAATAAACAGAACCATAACCATTATCAGAAGTTACTTCAACAGTAATAAAAGGATCAATATTAGAATCAATAGTAAAATTGAAAGGTAATAAATTAGAACCTTGTCTGAATTCAGTAATTGTTTGAACCGGATCCCAATCGATTTCTTTCCAAAATGAAATATTAACCCAGTTAGTAGTATCATTTAATGGAGGTGTTGTTGATTGAGTAGCATTTAGAGCAGAATAATACTCTCTATTATATCCTATAATAGTAGCTGGCTCATATAATGTATTAGAAACCCATAAAGGAACATCCTCATATCTTCTTGGACTGTTTACTTTATTAATATCTTTTGTAGATTCATATAATTTTCCATAATAAGTAACTCTATCACCAATAGAATAAACCTTAAATGGAGCCCATTCTTTATATGTCTTATAAGTTCTTATCTTAACTATAAAATAATCAGGCAAAGATAAGCTAACACCATTATAAGGTTTTGGTGGCTCAACTAAACCATTTTTAGTTTTATCTGCACCAATATTTGGAATTATAGAATAGAAGTCTAAAACACAGTTATAAACAGTCGAACCACTGTTAACCGGCATAAGATAAGCTTCATCTAATTTGAATGAAATTGGTGTCATATTTTCATGTATATTGAAAACACTAACATCTAAAACTTTATGTTGTATTTGATTTATACCACTAAAATAAGCATTACCTGTAATGTCTTGTATCTTATGCGTTAAAGGTATAATATTTTTCTTTAACCAGTATTTTAATCCTTGTAACTTAATTATAACTTCATCTAAAGTATAGTTTAAGATATTATTTCCAGATTTATCAGTTATAAAGTAATTAAGATTAAATAAATTTGTTGTTTCAAAATTATCACTTGGTAGTAAATGCTTAATAAAATCATTCTCAGTCCATCCTTCAACAGAGTTATCAAATATATCCGGAATTTCAACCTTAAATAATTTAAGGAAATTAATTGAATCAGGATCAACATTTCTATAATACTCATTTAATTGCAAATCATTGAATCCAAAGAAATTAATCGCATTAATAATTGATTTATAAGATCCAATATAAGGATATATCAAATGCTTCATCATAAGCATCTCTTTACGCTTTCTATTAAGATAAATCCAATCAATACCACCTTCTTCAATATCATATTCTTTGAATATGAATACATCTTCCGGTGCAATTAATTTACCAACATTACCTAATTCAATCTTAAAACGAATATCTTCTTCCTCTGTTTGACCATAAGTAAAGAATCTACCGATTTCTTTATCGACTACTTTAATAGTAAAGTCTAAATAAAGTATATCTGTTTCTTTTGGATGATTAACCAATGTTTTCTCATATTCTAAAATATCAGTTTGTGTATTAAAGAAATCAACAATTAATGATTTTGGATGAACTTCTCGTATTTTTAATAAAGTACCATTATTATTTGATAAATATTGATTTCTTTGACTTGTATTATCTTTAATAAAAATAGCGATATGTTGACCGGCTTTTAATCCCTTATCAGAGAAATAATCACCAGATGTATTACTAATTTCAATTAAACCTCTTTTATCACCTTCTGGATCTAATGTACTTAAGGTAACATGACCCATTGTTCCCGAAATTAAAGTAAACTCAATCTCTTCTCTCTTATATAGCTGTAATATAGATCTTAATGCTCCTTCATTAGAAGAATTAAACCCAACAAATAGTTGTAAAGGTTCTACTTTAGTAGATACATCATTCAAATCATCTATATAACTCAATTCATACTCAATTGTATCAAATATTGTTTGCTGAAACTCAGACATAGAAACCTTACTAATATCATTATTAGGTTTATCATTTAATACAACTGTTGGCAAAGGTGTCTGACCAGTATATGAATAAGAACCTGTTGTTGTTCTACTTAATTGTTCTCCTGAGAAATCATATAAAAAGAATTGTGGTACATTATCTGAGAACCACTTAAAGTAATAAGTTATTTTACTTTCACCATTAAAATTCTCACGTGGTCTTCTAAAATAATCTCTTGTTTTTAACCAAATATCATCATAATTAACAAAGTTAGGGTCTAATGAACCATATAAACCATCATTAATAAGATTAGAACTTATTTGATTCTCAACAAGCTGATTATTTATTATTACTTTAATCTCAACTACTTTATTTGTAGATGGTTGTATAGCTAATATAGTTTTCTTATCAGGGTTATAAATAATCTTGGTTGTTGGTGCCATTAAGCTATGTAAGAAAACTAAATCACCAGTAGCAGAATCAATTGTAACAATAGAATTAGAGCTTTGAGAAGATATATAAGCAGCACCATCATAAGGACTAAGTGCGATATAACCATAGTTTGCTATAGCAGACTGATTTAATATTTGATCATCAATTGAATATCTTGTAAATTGACTAGATGAATCAGATATATTCATCTCACTTGTTAGCGGATTATAAATAATATCATTAAACGACTGAGATGTAAAAGTAGTAGTAGATAAAATACCATCATTTATTCTATAAAGATTTGATGAACCATAAACATATATAGATTCTTGCGCTGACTCATAAACAATAGTTGGAAGTAAACCAAGTACATTATAAACATCATCTTCTTGTCTTGTGCTACAATTAATCTTAATTACATAATCAGCGTCAGTAGTAACATACATACTATTCTCAAAGTCATTATAAGCAAACTTACCAGTATTACCATAAATGTTTGAAACTCTGAAATTATATGATGTAAAAGAGTTATATAAATAAATATCAACATAAAAAGCATTTACATAAGAAATATAAACATCTCCATTAACCGGACAAATTTGTAGATCAAAAGCATCATCCAATAAGTTAAACGAACTAATCAACAAATTAATCGCAGGATCTATAACCCAAACTTTATTCTCGGATAAGCAATATAAATAACAATTTATAGGATTAAACTCTATCTTAATAGGGTTAATATTACCAGATAGCTCAATATTAGTTATAAAATTCATAGTATATGAATCATAGACCGCTAAATCATCACCTAAAACATATATTGAATTAGAATATTGAAGATATTTAATATCAACAGCATTAGCTATAATATCATAATCATAAAGCTCATATGAATTAGGATAGAAATTTATATTAAACTGAGATGCACTGAATCCATATGCATCAAATTGACCCGAAGTACCAGTTGTGCCTATCGGTCCACAACCAGTTTGACCAAATCCTAAGTTAAATGCAATAGTGACAAACGGTGATTTATCACATATAAAATTATTAACATCCCAGAAAGGACCTTGATAACTTAAATTAAGAACATTAGGATCTAAAAATTCAATATTATATTCAACATTCATTAGAGGCCATTCTGTGTTATTTAGAGAAAATACCATTCCAGTTGCAAATCCTTCATTCTCAAAAGAGAATGATGATGTTGCAGAAAGTATGACTTCGTTAGAAGCAACTAAACAACCAAAATTACCCTTGATTTTATCAATTATTCTAAAGTCACTTAATTGTGGTAGATTTAATCTACCAGTAGTAATCTTATAGCTAAAATTATTATCTACTTGTTTTAAGCTTATTTTTAATACATTATTAATATTTTCAAAAATATAACCAAAATCTAGCAAATTAGTAGCATATAAATCACTCCAAGCTTGTATTGTAGCAGGTATATCAACTACCGAATATGTAGAAGTAGATAAACTTGATGTAACTGACTGAACAAAATAGTCATTACCATTTATATTTATGTTAAGTGATGGACCTAAGTCATCAAAAATAACTCTTGAGTGCTCGATAAAATAGTTTGCAGTTGTACCAACTAATACATCATTTATTACAATAGGAACATTAGGATATTCTGTTTTTATTATGATAGAATTAACAAATAATGATGTGGCAGGACCACCAGTCACATAAGTATAATCTAATTCAACATTAATACCTAATCTATAAAGTGTTAAATAATTTCTTGTTAACCAATTTCTTAATGTTCTATCAACTGTTCTTAACATATCAACATTAACACCGTTGTAAACCCAGGCGATCTGCTCATCATAAATCATTTTATTTATAATAACCTTTAGACCATACTCATCTAAGTCAGTAAAAACTACACTAAATTTATAGTTTTCTGAATAATCATAGTTAAACTCTCTTAATAACTGCTCATCAACTTCAATTAATCTTTCAAATGTTTTTGTTGACGTACCAATTAAGTAATTAGTATCAACATCAGTATGATAGAAATTAACAGTAACATATTTACTTGGGTATTTCGGATCAGCCTTTAGATAACCATTTTGATAATATAAATCAATATCAAAAACATCTAAATCTGATGCATATTTTTCAGCAGTGGAAGCTAATGTTACTTCTGCTGATTGAGTAAAACCATACTCATAATAATATCTATCTTTAGTTAAGTATATCTGTGCAAAAAGTAGTGACTCATCCGTTGTTGGTTCGTTTACTCCAATATAAGTTGGATGTGACCAATAATCAGGACTATTTATAGGTGTTATAAATCTAGTTAAGTCATCAGCATAACTATGTGTATAAGATTGAATACACTGATACAAAACTCCATTATATAAAACTTGCTCATCTAAATTATAAAACTTAATACTTGTATTAGATTGAAAGTTATAAATATCAGCAACTGTAAAAAAGTTTTGATTGAAAGATGAACCCACAACCTTAAACTCTTGACCAGATCTTAAAGTTCTTGGAAAATTAATATAATCAATTAAGTATATTTTACCAGAGTCATTTATATTAACACCACCATCATATAACTTAGGTAAATCAGTACCCAATAAAACTTCGATGATTAAATTAGAGTCAACAGGTAAACTTGCTTCATTTAGTATATACTCATAGTGTAAAACATCTGTTACCTCAGGTCCCTTTACCGTATAAATACCATCATTTTTATCTGAATGAACTACATTTAACTTTTTACCTTTATAAAGCTTATCATAAAAGTTAGGCTCATTCCAAATAGATAATTGATTAACATATTCACTATTGATATAATTATAAACACCAACAGCATTAATCCCAGATATTGTTTTACCTAAATAGAAATTGGTATCTAAATATTGTTGACTGTATGTAGATTCAAATGTAGCATTATCAACACCACTTATTATAAGAATTGCTCCTTTTTTTGTTCCAGTAACTACATAAGTTTGATCAGGATTGGTAAACTCTAACATAGAGTTATTAAACCTGATTAGAGTACCCACCGGAAATATAGATTCAAAATTATGACCATAAATCCATTTAGAGTAAAAGTTAGGATCATTATTAGCTGGTTCTAATCTATCTATTCTAAAAGATGATGTAGTAGCACCATAAAAATGAATACCATATTCATTAAATAGTTGAAATTTGTTTGTACCTAATTCACCAGGTGAATAAAAATTAAAACTTGGAACTTGTTCTAATGTATATAATGCGTAAGTCTTAAATGTATCTGTTGAGTTTTCATCAAAAAGTATATCTCCTTGAAATATTTCTAAATTTTCGTCATATTTGAAATTTAGACTATCCCCTTGTTTGTTAAAAAAATGTAAGTTTTTATGAGTTGACATTTAGTTTATCTGAGTTTTATTTATATATTAAAAAATAGGTTCCGCATATTTAATATATAATTAAAAATAATTTCAAAAATGAAATATTTAAAACTATTTGAATCATTTAATGGTATCATATCAGAAGATTTACAATATCATATAGATCATAAAATGTCTATTACTGAAAATGTATTCAGACCTGGATCTAATAAATACTTTGATTTGATCAAAGAAGCAAGACAGCTATTTGATAGTAATCAAATTGAGTTATCAGAATTGGATCAAGAATTGTTTGAATCCACTGATATAGGTCACTTTGCAGAATATGAAGGTCAAATAGTTCCTTTGGATTTACCAATGGAAACAATAATAGAGCTAAATGAAGCAGAATATCAAGGAAGAGAAGTTAAGCTAAATTATCCTATGAGAGGTGGTACTAAAAAGTATCATGTTTATGTTAAAAATCCTAAAACAGGTAAAGTTAAAAAAATTGCATTTGGTGATGTACACGGTGGCTTAACAGCTAAGGTAAGCGATCCTAAAGCAAGAAAAGCATTTGCTGCTAGACATAATTGCGATATGAAAAAAGATAAAACCAAAGCAGGTTATTGGGCTTGTAGAATAAATAAATATGGTCACTTATTTGGTGGTAAAACATATCCCGGCTATTGGTAAAAATAAATAATTATGAATATGATAAAATTATTTGAAGAATTTGTAAATATCTCAGACTTCTGTAATAAATTCAATAGAAGTAAAGGTTTTGGACGTATAAAATATTTAAGATTATTTGAAGAACTAAATTTTGGTCTAACTCCTATTAATTTTACTAAAAAGGTAGATAGTGATAGAGTAGAGTATTTTTTCAATTTTGAAGGATTTGATTGGCATGTTATATTTAATCACATTGGAAAATCCAATAAATGGACAAGAGACTATGATGTTGATTCAAAAAATTATAAATCATCTTTTGATTACTCATCAGGTTTTATACAAGTTGGAAAAAATGCACTAAAAATTATATCCATAATTAGTTATATAACAAAAAAATTTATAGAAGAATATTCACCAGAGTGTATAACTATTTGGCATATAAATATGAAAGGTGAAAAATGTTTAATATCAAATATGAATAAAAGATCTAAGATTAATTTTAATTTTTTAAGTAAAAATATTACAGGATATACATTTAATTATTACTCAGGAATTGGTTATAATAAAGAAAGTTCAAATTCAACATTTGCAGTGATATGTAAAAAAGGATTTGAAGAAAAATATTTAGATTTTTTCAATAATAGTAATAATCATAAAAAAATATACATAGAATGAAATATTTAAGATTCTTAAATGAAAGTATAACCGATTCTTATAGAGTAGAAAAAGAACCCAATAGAAATTCATTAACTTGGTACAATGGTGATAAAAGATGTGGGGTATTTGACTTTCTTAATAGAGAAAATGATACGGTGTATATAATTGGATATATGAAAGATGATAAATCTGTTGATGGTTATCAATTTATAAAACTAAGTATTGATTATTTATTTAATAATGGTATTAAAGCTATTATATCAAGTGGTAATAGATCAAAACAAGCAGCAATTGTTTGGCAGAGATTATCTAAAGAAAAAAAATATAATATTGAAACTATTAATCGTGATTTCACGGGTTATATACCTGATAGACATAGTGTGAAAATAATTACTCTAAAATAGCATGGGACTACCATTTAACGAACAAGTAATCTCAAAAAATACTTTCATTAGAGAGTTTAGTCAAGATACTGACTCCGGAGAGTATAGATGGCATAGAGATAGAGAAGATAGAATAATTGAATCTATTAATGATACAGATTGGTTAATTCAAATTGATAATGAACTACCAAAAAAGATAGAAGGTCAAATTTTTATACCGATGGGTGTTTATCATAGAGTTATAAAAGGAAATAATAATCTTAAAATAAAATTGACTAAAATCTTTCAATAGACTAAAAAATAATTAAATAAAAATGATAAAATGTACAATTTGTCCAGTAGTGTTTCAACACGCAAAAGAATATATCTTAGATATTAAAGAAATATTCACAAAAAAATTCATAACAGAAAGATACTATTTACACTTGTTTTTAAGTATGTTTTTAACAATAGGAGCAGTGTGGTTTCTAAGAGAATATGCTTACTTAGATGAGACACCTTATCTATTTCAAATGTTTATAGGTGGATTTGGTGCTTTTGTTGTAAACTTTGCTAGAGAATGGTATTATGCAGTAAAAGGAGCTCCATTTAGTATGACAGATATAAGAATGGGTTCTTATGGAGGTGTATTAGGAACTATAATCTTACTTTACTTCTCAGTATAGAAAAATAAAAAAAAAGAATAAGTTTACTTATTCTTTTTTGTTTCTATATCCCTCATTGTAAATATCTATCACTTGATCATACTCAGATAACAAACCATCCTTAAAGTTTTGATTATCATATTTTTGCTTAGAAATATATTCTTTTATATAATCAGCATAATCTAATTGTATAGATATATCAATACTTTCACCATCGATGGCTACTTCAACTTCCGAATCAACATCTACTTTCTCAACAATATCATCTAAATACTCAATAGATGAGAAACTATTACTTTCAAGTATAACTTCTAATTTTCTTCTTAGTTTTCGATTACTTACTAATAAACTATTTGATATAGATAAATCGATATAATCATTTGTTAGTTTTAGATTATCTAATTGCTCAATGTCATCTTCATTAGTAACTCTAAACTTCTTAAAAACAGGTGAAACTTTATTCTCAATAAATGTTTCTTCACCAGTATCAGTATCTAAAACAAAAATACCTTTTTGATCACCATAATCATTTCTATCCATTTGAAAGATAGAACCAACAAAATTAAAGTTTTGTTCACGCTGTACTATATGATAATGACCAGAATAAACCTTCTTAAAAAGGTTGAAATTTTCTATATCTATTTTATCGGAATTTTTATGACCAACTGATGTTAAGTGCATTTTTGCACCATTCAAATCAGAATGACAAAATAAATAAGTACAATCTTTATTATCATTTATAATACTTATTAATTCCTTTTTATTATCAATATATGGAATCATCAATATATCAATATTATTATAATTGATTTTAGTTGGTTTATCGTAAATGAATACATTGTCGATATGTTTGAAAGGTCTAACGGAGTTTATTTCACTAGTACTTTTCGAATAAAGATCATGGTTTCCTATAATTATATGAAAAGGTGCTATTCTACTAATCTCTTCAACAACATCTAAAGCAAAATTCATTAAGTTTATAGGAATAACATTACGATTATCAAATAAATCTCCCAAATGTACTATAATATCATTACATCCTACATTATTTTTTAATAAAGGTATTAAAAAATCTCTAAAATATTGTTTATGTACTTTAAACCATTTATCTGTGTTATTAGGAAAGCCTAACCCTATATGGGTATCTCCGATCATAAAAATTTTACTCATTGTGTATAAGGACACTATATAATTTTTATATATAGTTATATATATTATACTTAAAAAAATATAAATGTTTATGATAGAATATGATAAAAATTTTGTTTATTTTTTAGGATTTCTATGGTCTGACGGCTTTATTGAGAGAAATAGAATAGGAATAGAGATATTAAAGGATGATGCAGATACAATAGTAAATAACATAAAGGAAGTAAAATTTCTAAAAATATGCACTATAGATAGACATAGAAAAAATAGAAGACCTCAAAAGACAATATATTTCTGCAATACAAAGATATATGATTCATTTTTCTCTAAATACTACATAAGTAAGAGTACTAACTCACCAACACTATTATTAGAAATAATACCAGATAGTTTAAAACGATATTTTTACTTAGGTCTAATAGATGGAGACGGTTGTTTTTATTTTAATGAGAAGAATAGAATTAGGCAATTTTATATAACCTCATCGTTTGAGCAAGATTGGTCACACATGATTAACTTATTTGATAAAATAAACATAGGACAATATGAAATAAGAAAAGTTGAGAGTAAAAATGGTAATAAAAGTTCATTTATAAGAATAAAAAAATATGATGAGATAAAAAAATTATATAACTTTTTATATCCAAATAATTATGAAATTGGTCTTAAAAGAAAGTTTGATAAATGTAAATTAATATTAGATACCGGTGTTAAATATAATAGCAACAGATCAAAAATATCAATAGAGGAGTTAACCAACAAAATTGATTCCGGATTAAATATATTAGATATTTCAAAAATATTTGATTGTCATTGGAGAAAAATATATAATTTTTGCAAAAAAAATAATATTAAATATAAAAAAGGCTTCTTCAAAAGCATATAATAGAAAAAAATGACTTTTAGAAATAAATATATACTTAGAGAAATAAAAATTATTAATATATATTTTTATAAAAAATAATCTATATAATTATGCCCTTACCTCATTTTACTCAATTACAAGGCGTAGGTTCACCTGGAGGACCAGGTACATTACCTGATGAAGTTGTATATACTAACCTTTTTGAGATAACATTTATTTTACCTGTTATCTTACAAGCACAAGGTAGAGATCCAATTTTATTGCTACAAAACTCAACTAAGATTGATCTTAACTTAACAGAGTTTGACGTTGTAACTAAACAACAAAGATTCAAATACTCTACAAGAGAGTTTGTTACTACTCCAACTAAAACCTCTGGTGTATTATCAATTCCTTTCCAAGTGAATGTTAATCAACAAGGTTCTATGGAGAACTGGAATACTATGAAAGCATGGTATGACTTAGTATTCAACTCTCAAAATGGTGCTCTTCACTATAAAAGTGATATTATCGGTACTATTATTGTTAATCAACACGATAAAAAAGGTGTTGTTTTAAGAAGAGTTACTTTCCAAAACTGTCAAATTACTAAGTTACAAGGTTATACTATGGATTGGTCTCAAAACAATATTATAGAATCACTACAAGCTGATTTTGTTTATGACTACTTCATTGATGAATACATTGATAATCAATTTACAATTAATCCACCACTTGTTTCTGGATATTAATAATAAAAGCCACTTAAAAAGTGGCTTTTATTATTTTAGAACTTAGGAAAGTTCATATTACTTGTCATATTTTGAGCATTTTTCATCATTGAACTTGTATCTGGCATAGAAGCTCTTTGTGACTCTTCATCAGATTTTCTATGTTTTTCTTCTTCTTCCATAATCTCATTAACTAACTTAATGTTTTCTTCAAACATCCAAAATGGCCATAAATCCATAGCCATTTCTTGAGTATGAAAGTGCTTTTGTAGTTGAAGCTTATTCTTTAAGATATGCTTCAAAGGCATCATGAACAACGAAAATACCTGAGGCTCCGTTGGGAAATTGCATATCCGTGTGGACCTCCTCGCCACACGTACATTTTTTAGATAACTTTTGGATACCAAAAGTCATCTTATCAACAGCAGCATTTAAGAATTGGAAAGAAATATCATCCATATTTTGGAACTCATCTAATTTAGCTTTAATTCCATCATAAGTTATACTTGTTCTTCCATTTAACATAAATGGAATAATTTTCAAGAATGATAAGTTTGGGGATTTTTTCTCTGCATTTTCTTTAATGATATAATCAGTAAATGCTTTTTGTAAACCAATTGTAGGTGGTGTAATTTCATACTCTTTACCATTAACTGTTTTGAATACAAAAGAACCAGTAGATGGTGAGAAATATCTATCTAATTTAGGATCTATATCATGAAATCTAAAGTTTTCTCTTTTTAACTCAACTGCTAATTCTTGACCACAAGTACAGTTAGCAGTAACCGATAATGAGTTTCCTTGTTGGAATGTTAGTTCTCTAATTAAGAAAACTAAGTAAATTCTGTCTTGATCTTTTACATCTAAGTAAGAACCCATTCTTCCATCAGAATACTTGATACGAACACAAGACATTAACATATCATTCATTTTTTCTACTACATCATAGATATTTTTATCATCAACCATAGAATAAGCTTGAATTTCTCTAACTTGAGCTGGCCTAATCATAAACATAGTTCCCACCGGATAAAACTTCCCACAAGGAAAATCTTTAACATCAAATGATAAGTATTGTAAGTCAGTTGTTCTATTAGATTCAACAGCTTGTGGCTCTACTAAATCTGAAAATGAACTTGGCATATTTGTTTTTTTAGATGATTCTACATCACCTAAATGTCTTTTTAAGTAATCTTCTTCAGACATGTCATTTTTATTATTACTCATAAATAAGTTTTTATTTTTATATATTGAGATATTTATCCTCTCTATTATATAAATAAATAATAAAGTTGTTTTGTTATATAAAAACAAAAAATCCTTAGATTTCTCTAAGGATTTTAATAATTACATCCCAAATCTTTTTGTGCCAACATGTCTGCTACCATCTTTTCCAAAGAAATGTGATCCTATTTCACTAGAAATTTTACCAATCAGTGCCCCAAGTATCTTCTTCTTCATTAGTCCAATCTGAATAATAATCTAATCTTTCTAAACCTAAAAAATCAGCAATATAATTACAATCATCATCACTAATATATTCAGGTATATGTACAATAGATCCTTCTGAATCTTCTTCACATAACAAAGCATATTCTCTCAAAATAGAACAAATTCTATTATCATGATTACCTGCTTTAATTAAAGTTCCAATAAGCTTCATTAAAACTTTTCCATCACCAAAATCTTCTGATGGATGTGCATTTTCCCCTAATAATTCACTCTTATAAGAAAAAACAATTTTTTTTAATGCTTTTACTAACTCTGGGTTAACAGCACCAAAATTCTCAAATAATTTAATGTATTTCATAATTTTTATTTTTTTTTATAATGTATATATTAATAAAAAAAAAAACGGTTTTTTTGTTTTTAGTAAAAAGTAACATTATTTTTCTATTTCCATAATCCATTTTTTATTACCAGCATTATATATTCTATAAAAACCCAATTCTAACATTATTTCTCTCTCCGATTTATTAACATCATAACCCATAGATACTAATTTTTGTTTCCTCCAATTAAATCTATATTCTCTAACACCATTTATAAGATACCAATATCCTGGGTTTGATTCGTGCTTATATGAAAATCCTAATTTTTGATATAAATCACCATTTGAAATTAAATTATCAGAGTAAGTTTGAATTTCAACCGGATTATATTTTAATATAAAATATTTTAATAATTTAGAAGACCCACCAGTTATTGTATGGTTTATTTTATTACAAAATCTTGTTAACTCATAAACACTTTCATTTTTTGATAATTTTCTATTCAATGGTAATCTAAGCTTAGAAAAAGTCATTAAACTTACTAATTCATTATTATGAAAAAGACCTATTCTAACAGAAGATTTAACATCACCTTGTAAGTGATTTTCTTCTAAAAATTTTTTAGATTGTAAGTATTTTACTTCTTTTATTTTTGTTTTTCTAGCTCCAATTTTTATAGATTTAGATAGTTTATTTAATATAAAAGATTTGCATATCTTATTTTTAATATTCCAATCATCTTCCCAAATTGTATATAGTTTTATATCATTATCTATTGCTAATTTATATTTTTTACAATGATAATTATCATCCTTAAATTTTTCAGAATGCCAAAAAACACCATTAAACTCAAAACCAATTTTCAAATCAGGTAAATAAACATCTATTTCATAAGGTTTTATTTTATTTCTATCATTTTGTATTATACAACCATCATAATTTTCTCTTATAAAATTAGATAATTCTATTTGAGTTATTGATGAATTATCAGAAATAGGGTAACATTTAGTACATATAGGTAAACCACCTCTTATTCTATAATAAAACTGATAAGTAACTATATCAAATTCATTATTACATTTTTTACACATAAATTTTAATAAAGTAGAAAAATCTTTACCAAATGATATAAATTCATATTCTGATTTATCAATTTTATCATTTATTCGTTCTTTATAACTCTCATAAAATACCTCTATGGTTTTTTTATGTATATCTTTATTCATCCAAGGATGCTCAACACCATATTTTTTAAGTGAAGTTTCTTTATATGATTGCTTATAATTACTAATCTTAAACTTCTCAATTCTTTTTGCTAAAAGTTCTTTAGATTTTGCAGGATTATCAACACCATAATTACTAATTAGTGTTAATTTAGATTTACTTTTCACATTCTCAGAACACATAGCAGAATTTCCACCATATTTTTTATTATTTGTATTTATAATCTTTTCTTTTATTTGATTAGATTCCGCAGGAGTTTTTGTTCCCCATTTTTCCAATGATTTTTGTTCTTTTATTTTTTTTATATCTGGATCTGATGATATACATTTATTAGAACAATATCTTAAATAACCAATTGTTGAATTTTTGAATTTTACTTTATTATCACAATTAGGATTTTTACAAATTGGCGAATTTGACATACCATTTAATACTAAAAAAACCTTCTCCTTAAATGGCATTTCTTCTTTAATTATAGAAATTATATAATCATATTCATCTTTATAATTATTTATTACATAAGATTCTTTTGACATTCTACCAGAAGGATCTGGATTTCTAAATATATCTAAATTCATAAAACATACCTTTTTACATATATATTAAAGACACCTATATTTGTTCATAAAAAAAGAGAGAATTAATTCTCTCTTTTTTAATTTATAATTAAATATTATGCATTAAGGAAACCACCTGCTGCAATAGCACCTGTTCTTAAAATAGTAATATTATTTACTATGATACCCATACCCTTAATTGGTTCTACATAAGTATCTAATACACCAATTTGGTTATCGATAATATCAGAAGTATTATTTTCATCATCCATTTTATTAAAGTAGTTAAATAAACCATTTTTATTTACGTAAGTCTCACAGATAACATCAGCTCTTAACTTAATTTCAGCTCTAACATCAGGAGTATTAAATCTCCATTGGTAATCAAGTAACATTGCTGCTAACTCTCTTTCTAACTCTACAAGAACTTCTCTTACGTGAATGAAAGATAAAGCTGATTTATAAAGTGTAAGTGCAGTATTCTCAGTTTCGATCACATAACCTCTATTACGTTTAAGAACAATAGGGTTCATTTGTGCACCATTTAAGAATTCAATATCTGTTGGATCAAACTCGTGTTCAACACCAGCAATATTTGTTACTCTACCGTTTACAACACCAGCTGCAATTGTCCAAGGTGTAACCGAACTAACATTAGAGATGTGTTTTCTCATAAATGTTGTAGCTACATATGATGCAGGCGGAACATCTAATGGTCTACCATTATCATTTACTGTAACATATGGAGTAAAATAACCAACTGTTGTTACACCAGGTCCATCACCAAATGAGTACAAGAAAGCTGGATTACTTTCAGGATCACCACCTTTAGCGATATACTCAGCTTGTAAAACACCCTCAGCATTTACGAAGCTTGGAGATGATGAGTTTTTGAATGATTTTAATGACGGCATATTAATGAAACCAAATACATTTAATCTCTCACCACAAATATCTACTAATTGTTGTTTTGATCTTTCTGTTAAACCTAAACCAAATGCATCAACTAAATATCTAAAGTCAAATGCTTCTTTGTTAATTAAAGCTTTGAATAAAGGTGTTCCTTTAGCTACTAAGTTTAAGATTTGATTTTGTTTAGCTTCTGTACCATCAGGCATAGACGCTTGTCTAATTCTAAATCCTTTAAGAGCAATACCTTTATAAGTAGTAGCATATTGATCTACTGTTGAATATCTTGTTGTTTGATAATCTAAACCACCATTATCATTAATATAAGCTACTTTCTTGATTTTAGCATCACAAGTAATTTCAGTTAATTCTGTATTACCAGCATATTGTCTTTTACTTAATACTCTAGTGTAATTTCTTTGGAACTCTTGTCCTAACTTCATTGCAATATCAGAGTTATCTGCTTCTAAGAAATCACCAACTTTAATTTCAGCATATCTTGAACCATTAACAAGAATCTTGTTTGGAACTTCTGTATAACCAGCAACTGTTTCAATTTCAACTGTTTGTCTTAAATTAGATAACTCAGATTGAACTTGAATATGATAGTTAGAAACAGGATCAATTCCATTTACAATAGATTGTAAAGTATTATCAGTCATAAATGAAACTTCTAATGCTCCATCAATATCAGTAAACATTTTTAGATAATAAGTACTATCGTCATTAACTCCCCACATCATAGTAACATTTTCAAGCTGCTCGTAAGTAACATTTTCAGTAACTTGATAAGCAATATAATTACTTCCAGTGAAACCTAAACTTGTAGCAAGTTGAGCTGGAGTTTGTGTTGGTATAATAGACTCTTCAATAGTAAGTGATACCATATTATTCACAGATGTTGGGAATTTAATGTTTTCTAAAACTTGTAAGTTTAATGAGTTAGCAGCATTTGCAGCACTTAAATTAGGTGTTTCAAAAACAACATAATTATATCCAGCATACGTGCTATTAACACCAGTCACTATATTAGTAGGACTTGGAGATGTCTCACCATTAACAAATGTAACATTAACAGTTTGTGCTTCACCATTATACAATATAGAAGTTGTTTGATTTGGTGACACAAAACTCTCATCAGTATATAATCTATTTACATAAAAATAATCTTTTGAGTTTATTAAACCACCTTCAAAGTTTTGATAGAATTCTGAATATTTAGCAACAACACCAGTTGTTGTAGTTGCTGGTAAATCATGAGTTCTTAAACCATTTGAACCTAATATGAACTCGTTATCAGTTGCATATAAAGTAAACTTACCAGAAGTTAAGTAACTTACATCAGCTAATCCTGTTTTTATAACAAAAGATTTGTTTTGTGATGCAGATGTAATAACTTCTGTAACAACCATTTCTGATAAACTTTTCTTAACTTTTTTACCATTACCATCTTCTGATACTATCAATGTAGCTCTATCTTTGAATGTTCCATTTATAATAGAAACAATAGAGTTAAACATTTTAATTTTTCTATATTGTTCATAGTTTTTAACATCAACAGATGCATCAGTACCCCAGAATACAACTTTAATATCACCAGTTGAATAACCAACTTGATTACTCATATCATAGATATAATAGTCATGTACTGTTGAGTTAGTACCATATCCGAAGTCACCAAATGTTCCTTGTGATAGGTAAACACCATCAACATAACCTGGATCAACTATATCATCCACAGTTGATGAACTCAAAGTGACTGAACTAAATGAAATACTAGTAAACACATTTGCATTTACATTTAGTTGAACATAACCCAACACTAAATCACTAGCATTAACAGTTGGTTTAACTCCTGGTGTATATGAGGAAACACTTGATATATCACCATTCGTACTTAAAAAAAACGTAGTAAAATAACTAGCAGTTGATGTGCTATAAGGATAATCAATTGATCTTAATGTTGTTGAATAAGTACCAGATGCAACCGCAACATACTCACCACCAATAACAGCAAACGCATCAACATCAGCATGATAACCTATTCTAACAAAAGATGAAGTACCAGATCCAGTAACACCTGTATTTTCCGATAAATTAACATTTAATATAGCACCTTCTGTAAACCAAGCAGTTCTATTAGCACCATTATAAACAATACCAGTTTGTTTAGGATCACCAAATGCGTGACCTTGTTGATCTTTATATGAATAAGTACCAAATAAAGCAACAACATTACCAGGTAAGTCTAACGGAGTAGCTACATAATCTACTGATTGTACGATAGTTTCTTTATAAGAAAGGAAATCAATTTCTCTTTTCTCAGAACCTACTAGTGTAGCACCAAGTAAATCAACTAAACCAGAGTAGAAATCTTTTTCAACTAAATCTGCATTAAATGCGCAGAAAACACCATGTTGATCTGTTCCTCTATTAATAACAGTTTCGATAAATATATTTTGACCTTCTAAATCTCTAAAATATGGAATTAATGAAAGACCTTCTGCATAAGCTAAAGTAGTAATATTTCTATCATTAGCAAAAGCTCTTAATTGAGTTTTGATCAAACCTTCTGCATTAAAGTATTGACCCCATCTGTTATCAACCGCTAAGTTTTTATAGTCAGTCCAATCACCTGCAATAACCACTACATCTACTAAATAATCGGATGCATAATCTTGTGGATTTAAGTAAGCAGGCATTTTCTCAATAGAACCATACCATTCTAATAATGTTCTATCAAAACCTGTTCTCTGTGATTTGATAACAAAAACAGTAACATATCTATCAGATAAGTTAGTAAAGCTAAAAGCTCTTTCTGAGTATCCTGTATTAGGTTTTGTTAAATTTATGAAAGATTCAGTGTCTCTTTTCCAGAAACCAGTCGTGTCAAAGAATCTTCTGTAAGGTCCTTCTCTTTTAATATCATTAAGATAATATGCAGAGGAAGAAAGTGATTTATACTCAATTACATCTAATGTGTCATCAGTAAGTAATAAGTTCATCGCAAAAACAGGAGATGTCTCAAGCATTTTTGAAACAGTTCTGTGGAAAAAAGAACCTTTTCTTTCTAAATTTCTATCTAGAGGTCCGAAAACAGCCTCTAAGTCATTGACACTAGTCAATCTGATTGGTGTATTAACAGGTCCTTTTTTGGAAACACCCATAACTAAGTTTGTAATACCCTCAACAGTTGGTGTTGTAAAAACTGACTTATCAATCTCTTCTATGAAGATACCAGGTCTTTTGTATTTTCCAATTTGAATTGCCATATTTAATTTTTTATTTTTATTTTAATGTATATATTAAAAGAAAAAAATGATATTTTTTCTATTTTTAGATTACATTAGATATTTTTTTAATATTATCGGACATTTCTTTTTCAATCTTGCCCATTTTATCGGTATGTTCTTTCAAACTTTGTCTATACTGATCACTTAATGTTTGTATATTCTTAGTTCTATCTAACATTCTTTTATTTACATCTGCTATTTTTTTATTAACTACATCTTTAACCGTTTGTTCTTTAGCATATCTTAATTCCTGCTGAAAATCATCCAATTTTATTTTATCATTTAGGTTATCTTTACCCATTTGTGTAACATCAGCATTTAGTTTTGCAACGTGAGTGTATTCAACCAAAAATGGATTTCTATCTTTACCATTCATAACATCAGTTTGCCCTAAAACTTTTTTTAACTCATCTTCAATTTTTTTAGGATCTTTAATTTCAGTATAAATTTTATCGATTAGTGGTTTTTTATTCTTATAGTCAGTTATATAAGTTTTCATGGTTTGCATTTTTTCTTTTGCAACCTTAACGTCAGCAGAATCCGAGCTTAAAACATCAAACTCAGCCTCTTCTAAAAATAATTTATAACTTTTTATATGATTCATTATACTTTCTTTATTTCAGGATTTTTTATATCTACTTTAGATTTAATACTAGGTATATTTTTACTTCTTAAAATATTATTCCATTTTGTTAAATCATCACCTTCTAATCTATAAAGCTTACCTGGTTCTTTCTCATAGACTAATCTATATAATCCAGTTAATTTTATTTTTTGATTTCTAAGACTAGACTCTTTTGCGATCTGAACATAGCCTAAATCAAGAGTGTTTCCTGCTAGAATATTTCTAATATCTTTAATACGAGTAAAGTACATATCACCTCTACTATTAGACAAATTATCCATTTCTCCTTTATCAATACTTCTCTTAGGACCAATAGAGGTAAGCATATCACTAAATAAACTAATCCCAGTATTAAACATTAAATTAAATTCGTTATCTCCAACATAGAAAGAATATTGACCTTTTCCAGTTTCTTTTCCATCTTTATCTAACTTATCAAAAGTAATGGTAAAAAAAGTATTAACATAGTTACCATCAGTATTCTCACTTTTAATCATCTTAAGATTAATGGCGTTATTATTAATTTGCTCTTCTATCTGAGCATTATCTTGTAATCCAGTACTATCTATTCTACCTTGTTGTTCTTTTGTAGTAGAACCATCACCAAAATATTCATCTAAAAATCTAGCAACAGAACCTCTACTATCAGATGATTTATATAATTTATCACCATCCATAACATCATTAATAAATTTACTAAATTGTCTACCTGCTTTTGGTCTAACTTTCCAGTCTTCTGAGTTATAAGGATTTGGATCCGGAACGGACGGTAATCTAAGACTAGCTTGATCTGTAAAGAAAACTTGATATTTTCTATTCTTTCTAATATTATTTACAGCTTCTTCCCACATATCAAATAGCTTATTATTTCTATAAGGACCTTTTCTACCAGTATCATCAGCAGAACCTAAAGGCGTATATTCTGATAAAGTATTAGTATCAACATTCTCTGTTCTCTTAGTAATTGTTTTAACTGTATAAAGCTTATAAGATTTTATGAATAGATTCATTATTTCTATAATAGGGTCCATAGACATAATAACTTCAGATTCATCTTTGCTTTTTTCTTCATATTCCTTTCTAGCTTTCTCTAAATCTTCCTTACTTAGTGTAAATTTTCTAACCTCAACACAAGTTTCGTTAAAGAAGTTTAATATTTTTTTAGAATCTCCTTCTAATGTAGTAACTTGCTCTAAAAACAAAGAATATGATAAAACACTCTCACTAATAGTACTTAGTTTGAACGATTTTATTTGCTTAATAGTATCTACAAATGACTTTAGATTAGCACCAAAGTCACCTAACCCACCATACATATTCTGACCATCAAACTGAATTGCTCTTTTAGAAAATCTTGCAATTTTCTCAGCAATAATAGCAAGTTTATTTTTATCAGAAAGAATATCAATACTTTCTTTATATAAAGCATCCCTTTCTTGTATTGTAGCTTTCTTATCACCAACTAAATATCTATTAATCTCAGTATATAAAGACTTTATAATATCTTTAGACTTTGTATTCTTTGAATTAGTTAAAATATCATTAATAAAATTATTATCAACTGATATTCCTTTTTCTTTAGCTGATATTAAAACCTCTATATCTTTTTTAAGCTTTGAAAAAGCTTGTGTTAAATGATCTTCTGTACCAGTAACATTATTTCTATCAATATTAGAACCTCCGACATTACCATATGAATTACTTCTGATAGGAGCTGCTGCTTCTTTTGTTAATTCTTTTAACTTAGCAGCAGGAATAACAACTGGTTTAGAATTAGGCTTATATGTTTTTGTAACCTTATCTCTATAAATAACAGTAACTTTCGGTTGTTCTGGTGTTCCAACATTTGTAGGATCTACTAACTTAACAACATCATCATCAAGCATATATTCTTTATCCTTAATTAATTCTGGTATTAATTTCGATTGTGTCGTAACACCTAAATTAACTTTTTTATAGTTTGCTAAAATAAGAGCTAAAGCTTGTAGATTTTTAACCATAATCCCATACTGAGAAACATCATCATTTGAATCATCTTCACCAGTTATAGATTCTTCACCATCCTTAAATTGATCCAAAAATTCTCTAAACTTCTTTAATTCCTCTAATAAAATATCCTTTTTATCAAAATCTGGCAAACTTTTTGTTTTTATTATTGCTTCATCTGTTAGTTTCTTTAATATAGATACAGGTTCACCAGATTCAACTGCTTTTATTAATTCAAAATAAAAAGATGCAACTTGAGCTTGCATAGCTATTGTTTGTGTTTCAGAACTAGTCTTAAATACGGTAGACTGTCCAACTAACTCTTCGAAAGCAGCATTTAATCTCTCTATAAGATTTTTTATTCTTGGAACTTTAGCTGCTATTCTAGCTTTTCTAATCATATGATTTATCAATCTACCCAATAAGGAATCATTCCAACCAACATCATTAGCAAAAGGACCAGCACCTGATTGTGCTTCATAAATAGACTCAATTTTATCTGTTTTTATATGTTGTCTTTGCGAAAGAAAGTCAGATCTTTTATCTAAATATCTCATTATTAAAAAAAATTTTTAGTATATATATAAAAATAATGATTATCATTTTTGTACAATTAAGAAAAATATACTACTTTTACAAAAAATAGAATTATGGCTTATAACGCAAAAGACATTATATGTATTAGTTTTCGTGTAAATGATTTACAACTATTTTCAATATCACTTGAATATGGTTTAGATTTTGGCATTCTTTATGGGATGAAAGATGTTACTGATTATTTATGGGTAGAGACTAAAACCGGAAGAGTGTTATTTTACGGAAACAAAGACATTATACTTGTACAAGGTAATGGAGTAAAAGGTTATACCTCCAAAGAACTAAAAATGCTTACAAAGATGGAACCAGTAAAACCAAAAAAGATTAAAAAAGATCTTTTAACTTGTGCTAAATACTTAAGATTTGTTAATGGATTTCCTACAATAAGATTGGAAAGCCTAGATAGATTCATAGAAAATAATATAGTAGTAGAGAATGACACTTTTTATATGAAAAATAATTTTCAAAATAAAATACAAAGTGAGACGCAAACTTTAGATACTTTAGATTTAGATAGTATATTAGATAAAATAAATGAGAGTGGTATTAATTCACTAACAAAAGAAGAAAAAGAATTTTTAGATAAATTAGCAGAGTAATTAACTCTGCTTTTTTTATATATACTATATGAAAATTATAAAAGCATTCGAGAAATTCTCCGGTAAAATTAAGGAAGATCAAGATCTTGATACTCAAGATGTTCTAGATCTAGCTAATTTACTTTTAGAGTTAAAACCTCAATTATCAGATGATTTCCCAGATTTAGAAATGTCTAAACTTATCAAAAATAATGTTAGATATAAATCAGATGATGATGTTTATAACATAAATGTTATTTTTAATGAAAGTGATGTTTATAAAGATGAAGAGGATATCAATAGAGGTAAATATAAAACTATTTATAAAGTTAAAATTACAAGACAAGATGGTGAATCAATAAAAATATCCGAAGTAAAAGACTTTATAAGTTTAATTATACAGTTAATTGAGAAAACTTATGATGATGTTGAGCATCTAATTAAATTTACAGAAGATAAAGAAATAACTAAAATAAAATTAGAAGATTTTGAAGAGTTAAAAGATAGTAAAAAAGTTGATAGCATTTACTTTATAATAAAAATTATGTAAAAAACCGAGCATTAAACTCAGTTTTTATTTTTTTTGAAAAAATTTAACATAAAAAATCCGTTTTTTTACTTAATTTTTTAAGATACTTAAAATTATTATACAAAGCTAAAAAATATATATAACTGTAAAATAAATTACAAAATGGGAATAAAAGAATTAAAGTATAACAATAAGTCTTTAACTACTAAATCTGAAATCTTAAAAGTTTTGAAAGATAATAAACTATTCTGGTTAATCGACTCAGAAATAGAGTCAGCTATTATAGAAATCAAACATAACACATTAATTTGGCACGAAGGAATATTTAAGTATGGTAATTGGCATTACGGTATATTTAAGAACGGTGGGTTCTATGGAAACTGGGAAAATGGTATTTGGGAAAATGGAACCTTCAAGGGGAAATGGAAGAGCGGTTTGAATAAACCAATCTAAATAAAAATAATCAAAGAACAATGAGAAAGAAAAAAACTTTACTAGAAAGAATCGGAACTAAAGTAATTTATAATGATAATAAAATAAAAATTAGTAGGGAGGGAAACGAATGGTTCTTTGAAATTGGTAAGGAATTAACAACAGATTTAGCAGAAGCGGTTTCTATTTTAATAAGAAAATATGATAAAACAAATCCAATTTGGAATATAGAGTTAAGAGAAATTGATATTGATAGCATAACACCAGAAAAAAGCTTATACTGGCTAACAGGTGGTGATGCTGAATGGAAGTCTTTAGAACATTATAACACACCTTGGTGTGACTGTTACTTAGATTTTCAAGAAGAATTTGGTTTCTTAATAGTAAATATTATAAAAAGAGCTAAAAACTTAGATGATATAAGAAAATACTTTTTAGAATATCTAAATTTACCAACACTATATGAGTTTGCACTTAGTAAAAATTTAGTAAGATAAAAATAAAATAAAACCACACTAAGTGGTTTTATTTTTTTATATATACTATATGGAAGAATTAAAATCAGTTTGTACTAATGTATGGTGTAAAGCAACATTTGTATATAAAGAAGAAAATATGGTTGATGGATTACCACCCAAAATGTGTCCTAAATGCTTTAGAGATGCTCCACAAGTTACTTGGACAGATAAAAAATATGAAAATGAAGACTCATATCAAGGTTCTCCAGTAATGTTCTCATATAAAATAAAAAAATGGTATTAAAATGAATGCTCACTTTTTTGACTTAAATACTTTAATTACAATAAATAGTAAAGTTTGGATTGTAGAAAATACTAATCCAAATACGCCATTATTAAGAATCTCAAAACATGAGTTTAATTTAATTAAGAAAGGTGTTTATAAAAACTTTAATATTAAGATTAAATTATCAGGTAACGATTACTGGATTAGTGAAGAAATTTATAATAATCTAAAGGTATCTTGTAAAAATAAAAAAGCTAATATTGCGGATTTAGCATTTTCTATGCAAGAGTTTATGAATCCAGAAATAATAGAAAAAGGTGACTATCAAATACATATTGAAAATATTAGACACTTAAAAAATACACAAGATGATATTTTTATTATTTGTTCAAAGAATAGTAAAAAAGCTTATGAACCAATAATTGAAAAACTTGAAGATAAGATAAAAGAACTTGGTCTTTCTATAAAGAAATATTTCTTTATTTCTGAAACATTCTATAATAAAGATAAAGCAGAGATTGTAAATGCTAAAACAAAATTACTTCTTCAGTTTTTAATTGGTCTAAAGATAGAAGATAATAAGTTTATTAATGAAGAAGTAGAAAGATATGACGGAGTTACTTTATATGAAGATGATGCTAATACAGTTAAAATGCTAATGAATGCAAACGATACTCTTCACTTCTTAGTAAATAATACCGAAGAAGCACTTAAAGAACAAATAAGAACCACAATAAAAGATAAAGAGTGTGAAATTATTATAAAACAAGTAACATTCAATAAAGCAAACATATTCATTGATTCTAAAGTTGAACTTCAATGGAGAAATATTGTTAGAAAATTTGAAAGCTTCCATTATGATTTATTTAAGAAATTTTAACGAAAATACAGAAACTGAAAAAGATCTTCAATCATTATTTAGTGATTTACTCGCTAGCTTAATAGACGAAGATTTTAACATAGATGTTAATAGCTGGGGAACATCAGAAGCTAAGATAAAGGCTAAATCAATAAATAACATTACTAGCAATATCTATAAGTTAAAAATAACTAAAGGTAATAAAAGTATATTTTCAGGCAGAACTGAAGTATTTGACTGGTTTGATATAAGAGATAACTTTATACCATTTATATCATTCATGAATAATGAATATACTATACTTGATATTTTTTTGTGAAACTCCTTCCAATACAGTAGGATATCAATCCAGAACAAACAGAATAAATATAGATATGGACTCTGAAAATATAATAAGTGACAATTTGATAAACTATAAATTAATTGACATAAATATTATTTTTCAAGTTTCTCTATAATTCTCTTAATCTTCTTAATTCTAAGTATTTTCTTGAACTTAGGACTCCAATTAAATCCCTGTGGATTGGGATAATGCGGTAGTGGCATATTATTTCTCGTCTTTTTTAACCATAGCGTTCTTAATTAAATCATTAAGCTTTCTATTATCCATAACCATTCCATCATTACTTTCTTCTGAATTTTGTTGTTCTTCTGCTTTCTTAACTTCTGGATTCTCAATTTCATTATAACCTAAGTCTTTTCTTAAAGTCTTATAAAACTTTTCAAGTTCAGTTCTTTGTGTTAAAAGGAATTTACTATTCTCTCTAATCTGACCAATTGTTTGATTGACAACCTCGTGCATTCTAGCAGCATTATCACCATTATCAACTTGTTTTAATTGTGATAAAAAGTTTTTTCTAGTCATTTTAGCTAAAAAAAGCGCTTCTGCATAAACAGTAGCATCTTCACGCATTTTATTTTTTATATAATTGTGATCTTTAAGTTTAGGTATATCACTTAAATATAAATCAACTAACGACTCCAATACACCCATTGATTGTTGCATCGAAACAGTTAAATCAGCATCGTAATCATAAAGCTCAATTTCACCTAAATCAGGTAAATCCTCAGGTCTTGCTAAGTGCTTTGATATATCAAATTCAGAGTTTTCTGATTGTATTTGATCGAACTCATCTTGTAATCTAATTCTTTCTTGTTCTTGTTTTGACATATGTAGATGGTTTTTTACAATATATATAAAAAAATAAATACTCCTATGGCTAAACAAGAACAAGAAAGACAAATGGTCTTTACTACTAGACTTGTTGATGAAGCAACCGATAAGATCAATGACGGTATAGTTATTAAGAGGTTTCAGAACCCTTGGTTAAAGTCCGAAGTAGGTTTGAGAAGAGCTGGTGTTTCTTTTAGAATGTCACCAGAAGAACAAGAAGAATATATAAAATGTGCCTTAAACGTAGATTACTTCACAGAAAAGTACTGTAAGGTAAAAACAGAAGATGGTTCAATTGATCATATACAACTAAGAGATTATCAAGAAGAAATACTAGAAAACTTTGTAAAAAATAGATTTAATATCTTAATGGCGAGTAGGCAAGTTGGAAAATGTTTTTCATTTAATTCAATATGTAGTATAGAAAAAAATGGAATTCAAATTGATTTCAGAGTAGGTAAACTATATTATTATATATTAAAACAAGAAAGAAAACTTTCTTTATTAGAAAAAGTCAAAATAAAGTTATATGATATTTTATTTTATTTAGAAAACATTAACCAACCTGAAAGGAAGCCATAAATATTTAATATATAAATAAAAAATAAATTATGGAAATAAAAGATACAACTGATAGTATAACTTGTAGGATATGTGGTGAGCAATGTAAAAGAATTTATGGCAGACATCTAAAATTTAGTCACAATAATATGACAACAGATGAATATAAAAAACTATATCCAAATGCACCAATAATGACATCATCAGATAAAGAAAAAACTGCTAAAAATTCAGGAAAACATATGAAAACAGAAAAATACAAGAACTTGTTTTCAGAAAAGATAAAAGGAGAAAAAAATCCTAATCATAAAAATAACACTACTGAAATAGAAAGAAAAAGTAGAAGTCCCTTTTCTAAAGATTTTATTAATTATAAAGAAATTGAAAATACAAAAGAACATATAAGTTCTTTTGTAAAAGATATAATTAAAGATAGGGTTTCTAATACAACATTAAAATATTATCTAGATAAAGGATTTGATGAAGAAACTTCTAAGAAAATGCTTAGCGAAAGACAATCAACATTTACTCTTGAGAAATGTATTAAAAAATATGGTGAAGTTGATGGATACAAAAGATGGATGGATAGACAAGAAAAATGGTTAAATAATTACCAAAAGGTAAACTACAGCAAAATAAGTCAAGAATTGTTTATTAACATTTATAAAGAACTATTAAATATTGGGTTTACGGATAAGGTATATTTTGCGAAACTTGATAATGATAATAATATACATGATAGCAAAAAAAACTACGAATATAGACTAAAACTGAATAAATCATATATATTACCGGACTTTTTCATTCCTAGCTTAGAACTAATTTTAGAATTTGATGGGACTTATTATCATAGAAATACAACAGAGAATAAAGAAAGAGAAAGAAGAAGAGATGAAAATATTAAAAAATCAGGTTACACTGTATTACATATTAGTGAAAAAGAATATATCAATAATAAAGAATTAACAATTCTTAAAACTGTTAATTTTATACTAAAAAAGAAACAATTAAAAAATGTTTAATATTAAAAAACTCTTAATATTTACAATTAAGAAGTTAATTTTTTTAATAGAAAAATATGAATATAGAGATATATCACTAAATGAGGATGATATATCTAAAAAGATATTAAATTCACTGTCCACAATGGACATGAAGGTTAAAACTGATACTGGTTATGAACAGGTATCAAATATACATATAACACAACCATATAGACATTATATAGTGAAAACCAAAGATTTTGAATTATCATGTGCGGATAATCATATACTATTTGATGAAAAATTCAATGAGATATTTACCAAAAATTTAACAATAGGTAACTTAATACAAACAGAAAATGGTATACAAGAAGTGATCTCTATACATAGAGATAGTTTTAAGTCTTCTATGTTTGACTTAACTGTGGATCATCAAAATCATAGATTTTTCACAAATGGTATTTTATCACACAATACTATCTCATCAGCAATATTCATGTTGCATACAATCTTATTTAACAATGATAAAAATATAATGATTGTGGCGAATAAAGGTGATACAGCAGTTGAGATTGTTGATAAAATTAAATCAATCTATACACTTTTACCTTTCTTCTTAAAACCAGGAATTAAAACTTGGAATCAAAAATCACTAACATTTGAGAATGGTTGTAGAATAAAAACATCAGCAAGATCTAAAACTCCTGCGATCGGTTTTACGATTGACGTACTTTATCTTGATGAGTTTGCTCACATTCCTTCAAATATTATTGAACCTTACTATACTGCTGCTTTTCCAACAGTATCAGCGGTACAAAACTCAAAAATTATTATTACTTCCACACCAAACGGTATGAACTTATTTCATAAGTTACTAACCGATGCAGAAAGACCAGATGGTGATCCACTTAAAAACAACTATAAACCAATGAGGGTTTATTGGCATCAAGTTCCTGGTCGTTTTGTTACTTACATAAGATTAAATGAACATAAATTATATGAATATGGCGTAACAAAAGAACATATATATGATTTAGTAAATGGTTACTTTGGTGATAAAACTAAATTAAAAATGGGATTTAATATGGATTTACAAAAAAATGTAATTTCTGTATTTAACAATGAACAATGTACTGACGAAGATGTAAAATCTTTATCATTCATAGACTCAAAAGGATTAGAAACACCAATTAGAGCTATTGCAGAGCTAACAACTTGGAAAGAAGAAGCTATTAAAGATATTGGTGGTGAAGATGCATTCAACCAAGAATATGGTTTGAGATTTATAAACTCAAGTAAATCATTACTAAGTGAAGCGATAATTGAAAACTTACTTAATAGTAAAAAGAATTATGTATTTGAAGAAATGCATGAGTTTGAAAGTAAATTAAGATTTAGTTATAAAGATTTAAGATGGGTAGATGATGATGATTTATTTATGCCTATCAATAGAAAAAATGAAAAATTTATACTTTCAGTCGATATATCAGAAGGTTTAGGACAAGATTACTCTATTATAAATATATTTAAGCTTGTCAAAAAGTCAACTGATCTAATTGAGCAACAAAAAATGAAATATAAGTCAATAACAGATTTCTTTAGGTTAGAGCAAGTTGGTTTATTTAGAAGTAACTTAGTATCAGTTAAACAGCTAGCTGAATTATTATATGTTTTAGCTTATGATTACTTAAATCCAGAAAATGTAAAGATTGTTTTAGAGTTAAATAACTATGGTAATACTCTTTTAGCAGAGATGCCACATGTTTTTGATGGGAATAATGATTATGGTTCTTCTATATTCTTTAGATATAAACATCGAGTTGATGCAACCGAAGAAAAAGTTGGTCTAAAAGTTGGGGATAATAAAAATATGATGGTTAAAGATTATCAAGATTTGATGATTTCTAAAGGATTTTCTATCAATAATGAAGAAACGATTAGAGAAATTACAACTTTTGTTAAACAAACAACGACATCTGGTAATACTAGATATGCTGCTGATGTTGGACATGACGACTGTGTTATGACAATTGTAAATGCTACATCAGTATTTAATAAGAATGACTTCAAAGAAATGTGTGAAGATTTATTGGATAAAGATTCAAACTTCAAAACATATGTAAATGAGTGTTTAAGAAGCTTAGAATACTCAGAAACAGTAGATTATAGTCAATTATTAAAAGTTAGAAGACAATATATAAACAAATCAAGAAACAATAACAATAGTTGGTTTGGTAAATAAATAAGCAAAAGATAATACAATTGATCCAAAAAGTATTACCATTTGTAGTTACGCATTGATTTAAAAGCTGATAATTTTAAATAATTTATCTGACAATCTTACTCGGAAAGGAACTTCAAAAGTTACTTTATCACCAACTTTTGCAATTGAATTTTCTTTTCCGTTGACAAACATTTTCTCCAAAATCAATTCTTGATTTCCTGTAGTTGGACCAGAAATTAATATTGTACGGAACTAGTAAAAAGTTAAAATTTATATTAAATTCTAAAGAATACTATACAACCCCAAGAAACTTTAATAGATATATTAGTTAGACTCCATGGTCGCACATAAACCAAGATTTCTTAACTTATCTAACATGTCACTTATAGTTTCATAATCTCCATATTTAACATCACATTTACCATTAAAATGAATTATATTAGCACATTGTTCAGCCTGAGTATAATCATGTTTACAAATTTTAACTAATGATTCAATAACATGTGAAAAAGTATTATAATCATCATTATGCAATATAAGACGATAAGGTTTAGAAAGAATACTTTGTACCTTTGATTTTGTTTTTGTTTTAGTTATAGTTGCCATTTTACTTAAAAACTTTTTTTGTTTTGTTTTTTACATCAATTATAGTAATTCTACAGTCAATTGTTTTAGCCCATTTTTCAAATTCAACTAAATGTTCGTAACGGTCGTCATACATAACGAATTCATCAACACCTAATTTTCTAATTAATTTCTCAAATAACCTACATTTGAATGTAAAAGTATCACCACCAGTATTCAAGTAAATAGCATCAAATGCTAAGTTTAATTTACTTAACAATGCCTCAACTTCTGGTCTTAATTTTTCAACACGACCAGTTGCACAAATAACATAGTTATCTGGATCAGAAACAGCTTTAAGATACTCTTCATAAACATAAGGATTTACTTTTGTATCAAAAATATCTAAATCTAAAGTTTCTGGCTTACTCCACCAACCACGGTGAGGCCAATCTTGACCAGTTTTTTCTTTCCATAAAGGTTTTCCCTCCTCAGGTTTCATAGTATGACACAGAGTATCATCTAAATCAAAACATATTAATTTCATTATATAATAATTTATTTGCAAATATATATAAAATATTTAATATATAAAATAAAAAAAGGCAATTTTATGAAATTAGAACATTATATTATAATAGCTCTTTTAGTAATAGTTTCTTTTTTTGGTCTAAAATGGTATTTGTCAGGAAATGATGAAGATAAAGAAAGACTAAAAGAGTTAGAACAAAAATATGAGAAACTAGAAGAAGAAAAAAATGCTATTGATGCAGACATTGCAAATTGGAAAACTAAATACCAACTAAAAGATGCTGAAGATAAGAAGAAATCAATAGAGGTTACTCAAGCTAAAAAAGAAGCCAGACTTGCTATCGAAAAGGCAAATAAGACTAAAGCTGAATTAGATAATCTAAAAGGTGGAATAACTAAAACAAGACAAGAGATTGAAGATTTTAAGAAAAATCCACCACAATTAACAGACGAGCAACTATTAGAATCCTTAAATAAAAAATTAAATTAGTTTATGAAAAATTTATTAACATTATTAACACTACTAATAAGTGTTACTTTATTTGCACAAGTAACTCCAGAAATAAAATATCCTAAATTTGAGATAGATTCATTAGGACAAAAAGTCGTCGTAATGACAATACCACAAGCTATGAAATTAAATAATAGTTCTGATCTTTTAGAAAAATTTGAAAAACTTTCTATTGAGATGAAAGAATATGAAACTCTTTGTGTAAAAGTAATTTCAGAAAAAGATGAAGCTATTGCTAAATTAAATATTACGGTGGGTAAATTAGAAGGACAATTAGTAATAAAAGATGGTAAAATTACAGACTTACAAGGTGAAATTTTATCTTGGATGCAAAGAAATCAAGTTCTCGAATCACAACTAGCTAATCAAAAAGAACAAATTGATATTAAAGATAAACAGATCGGTAAGATGAAAACTAAGATGTGGGTAGGTGGTTCTTTAGGAACACTGGCTATAGTTGGATTAGTTTTAATATCTGTTGGAATAATTCACTAAAAAGTGAAAAAAATGAGTTTTTAATATTAATATATAATAAAAAAATTAATCTTTAATGATGAAACACGTTAAAAAATTTGAATCTTTTCGTATTAAGAAAAATAGAGAAGAAATAATAAGAGAATCAGTATTACAAGTAAATGATATTTATAAAGTAAAAACTATGATTGATATTCCTCAATCTCTTATTAATGCTTATGTAAAAAAAGTAAAAGACACCACAGGTAAAAATTTACGTCAATTTTTTGGTGATGTAGATATTGCTGAGGAAATAATTAAATATGTAACACTTAACTTTGTTGATGTTGATAAAATTCCAGGTGGTGCAATAATGGGTGGTCAAACTCAAGCTCAAACTCAAGGACAAGGTCAAGTACAAGTACAAACTGAACCGCAAGCTCAACCACAAATGCAAGCTCAACCACAAATGCAAGCTCAACCAGAAGGTCAAGCACAAGGTGATGATGAATTTGAAGAACCACAGACTCAAGCACCTGCACAAGGTCAGGCACAAGGTCAAGGTCAGGCACAAGGTCAAGGTCAGGCACAAGGTCAAACAGAAGAAGGAGAAGAAGAACTTCCACTATAAAAATAAAACCACTCTATTGAGTGGTTTTTTTATAGTTTATCAATAATATAATCTCTTCGTATAGATACCAAGTTTCTAAATAAATCATCATCTTCTAATTCTTTAGAGAATGAAATATGAGAATTAATAACTTCAAGTGTTAATTCTTTTTTATTATACTTATACCAGTCTTTTTTTATATAAACCGGCATCTTATCAACATCTTTTATTTTTTCAAAATCATCTTCAATATAAAAGTAGTTATTATCTATCTCAAAGATGATATTTATCGTACCTTGTATAGTTCTATAATCTTTTATAACAAATTGACTTACGGTATTAATATCATCCATTATAGTTATCTAAAAACTTTTTCTCTTCTAAAGTTAAGCTTTGAATACCTTGAGCACTAATTTTGTCCAAGATTTCATCTATATTATAAGACTTAACACTTTTTTGCTTAGCTTTATTTTCAAACTCTTCATCGAAATTATACATTGCTTTTAAGTCAGATAACTTAATTCCAAATTTTGATTCAAATGTAGGTTTATAAAATATCATACCTAAAACACTTATAACATCATTTATCTCTGACTTGAAATAGATATTAATAGTAGTTATCAATTCATCAACAATATTTTCATCAATACCATCGGTTGTATAAATACACTTACCATTTCTAAAAATAGCAACGTCTTGTCTATTATCCATAATATAAACAATATCAATAAAACCAGTTCCTTCAATTGACGTTGTTAACGTAACAGAATTATTTATTCTATCCTTAAATTGAACCTCATTAGAATAGATTTTTTCTAAAACCTTAGAAAAGAATGAATTTCTCTCTTTTAATATCTTATCAGATTCTCTCTTGTACATAATTTTATTATACAAGTTAGTTAAAAGAATACCTAAACAAAAAAATCCTAAACACGCAATACTAAAAACCATATGATATTTTTCTAATTTTAATTAACAAATCATTTATAAACTCTTCTGATACTTTATCAGGTAGATTAGACTCTTTGAAAATTCTATCGACTTCAACAATCTCTTTTTCAACATAATCAATCAAAGATTGAAGATCAACTTCACCTCTTCTAATCGCAAGAAGTTGCTCAGCATTAGGTCGTCTTACTATAATTCCTTTACCTTCTGCAATCTCACGAGACATATCAACTAATCTTACACAATGAAGCATATTTTTACCGTCGATTTGTTGACCGTGTGATTTAACATCAACCCATCTTTGAGTGTTTCTTTTCTCTAACCATTCCTCATATTCTCTAAAGTCTTTACAATGCTCAGAGTAACCATCTTTGTTATAGAAAATTGTACAAATTGGAGTCTCACCTTTTGGAATACTTGAAAGACGTAGTTGATTAGAATTCACAATAGAACCAGAAATGTAATTTTTTAGTTCTTCTGTACTAATATCCAACATACCATTTTCATCAGACTTCTCAAGAACATCACCAAGCTTAACTAAACCTTTGTAACCTAAACCTACTGGTAAATCAGCATCCTTTCTAAGTTTAATATGTGCTTCTCTAACATTTTGTGGAACTGATTCACTAAAAGCATGATAAGCATTTATATCATAAAATAAAGCATACATATCTCTAGCGTGTGGAATATTTACAGCACCTATAAACTTTTCTTCATAAGTGCCATTATTCCATACTTTCCAAGGTATAGACTTTTCTCCTTCAATAACATAACAGAAGTCGAGCAAATCTTTACGAGTTACTTTATCTTTCTCCCAGTTTTGTTTCTTATTAAGTCCTTTTGATTTATTAATTTGAGTAGTAGCATAACCACCAAACGATCTAGCACAAACTTTAGTAATAAATTGATCTCTATTTTCTAAAATCATATCAAAAACAGGATCTTTATAAATAATACAATCCTCTGGTGTATTAAGAAGTTCTAATACAGTTGGATTGTTTTTACCTAAAAGCTCTAAAAATCGTCTTATTTCATAAATAACAATATCATTCTTATCATCATTTACTTGCTCTACATATTTACTACCCAATATATCATCTAATGACTGGATAAATACACCAGCATAATCGACGTCTGATGTTTCTATATTTGTACCATAAGCATGAGAACCTCTAACCACCAAGAAAAGTGGTTTAGAACCAGGCGCTTTGCTATGTATCAAATCTACAAGTTGTTGTTTCATTTTTAATTATTTTCTACAAAATTAATGTTTTATTTAGATATAAACAATTATTTATATCTTTTTTTCAGTTCTTGAAGATCCTCTAAATACATATTTTTAGGATCTGTTTCTTCTAACTCTTTTATTTCTTGCTTTTTCTTTGTAAAATCTTCTTTTAGTTTTTCAAAAAGCTCTTTAGTTAAAGAGTAAATTGGCATTCTTAATAAGTAATCATATGAATCATCTACTAAATCTAAACCTAATGACTTTATAGACTCAATTATTTCTGATTTAGCAACATTATTAATTTTAATTTTCTCATCTAAAATAGCCTTTATGAATCTTCCACGATTACTTAGTATTTTTAGCTCTTTATTCAATTTATCTAATAAATACTCTTTTCTCTTAATATAATAAGTTAATCTAAAGTTAGTAAAATATTCTATAATCTCTTCCGCAGTTTCAAATATTTTTAATTTACCTCTCTCATCTAATGAAGTAAATATCTCAGTTGATGATTCTTCTAACTTCAATAGCTTTATTAAAGCTGTATCATCTAACTTCTCTAAAACACTTCTCTGAAACTTAATTGTATAATCTATATTATCTTTACAATTATCATCATAGGAAACTATATCTTTATTATCAACTAACTTATCTAATATCTCTTCATATTTCTCATAAGTCATAGAAGGTGGTAACTCTAATATTTTAACCGTAGATGTATTTACCTTTTGGAATCTACCTCTTATTATCCATCTTTTATTATTCTCTTTATCTTGTATAAACTCACCAGTAAACTCATTTAGAGAAGGTTTTATCAACGATTGTTTCTTTCCCGCTAAAACCTTAGTACAAGAATCTATAATGTCTTTAATGTCTCTATTTAAGATATTAGATGAGAATCCTACTGCAATACCAGAAGAACCATTTAATAAGATAGTTGGAATAATAGGTAAAAAGTAATGAGGCTCAATTGATTCACCTTCTTCTTCTTTATATTCTAAAAGATCAAAGTCTTTATAGATAAACCTAAAATTGTTAGATAACTTAGTTCCAATATAACGTGCTGCACCTGGTTGTGGACTTCTTAAAGATCCAAACTGTCCAATCTCTTCTAATAAAGGAGCATTGTTTTTGAACTTTTGAGCCATCGTTACAATAGCATTTTCTAATGATGTATTACCGTGATGATAAAAAGCATCAGAAGCTACTTTACCTGCTAATTGAAAAACTTTTAGATTTTTCTCATTACCTGTTTTCCAAATTTGATTAGAGATATGTATAATTTTTCTATGTGTTGGCTTAAATCCATCTATAACAGAAGGTATTGCACGACCTTCGATTGAGTACATAGCAAACTCTTTGTACTCATTGGATAAAAAATCTGAAATTGTCTTTTCTGCATTCATAATTTTATATATAGTAAAAACTATTCTTTGTTTTTATATGGAAATTTTAAGATTTGATGATTTTTCAGGATTGCTTTTAGAAAAAAGTATCGGAAGTGAGGAAATTAGAAAAAAATGGTACCCAGACTTAGATAAGAAAATATTCTATAAGTTAGTTAATTTAGATCCTACTTCAGTTAGAAAAAAAGAATTTTCTAAACCAGGTAAATATACTAAATGGCTTATAAGTATGTATAAAAAAATGAAAGCTGATACTTACTATGAAATTGAAAAAGAAGAAGAATTTGATAGATATTTTGATTCTGATCTAAATTTCAAATTATTTATATTCTCAACTGGCTGGTATCAAAGTAAAGTTAAAAAAGGGTCATTTTACTTAGGAGGTCAATTAAATAAAACATTAGAAAATGATATATTAAAATTCAAATCATTATATGAATTTGAAGGTCATATGTCTAAAATACAAGAAGAATATAAAATACAAACAGAAGAAGCTAAATATGATATTGTTTTTAGTGATGATAAAGTCGATATTTTAATTCCTATAAACTTTACTGCATCAGCAGAAACTGCAAAAAATACTGAATGGTGTTCAAAATCACACGATGGTTATTCTATGTGGAATAAAATGTCTTTATTATTTAGAATACTACCTAAAGATAATAAGTATGATAAACTAAAATTAACTTGGACTAAAAAAGAAAGAAGTCCTAGTAAAAAGTGGTACATAGCTTGTTCTAAATATCCTGAAATAGACGGTGAAGGAATACCATTTGATATTATTGATGGTAAAGAATCTTGGGAAGAAAGAATAGATTATATGAATGGAATCCATAATGATGAAAAGTCAGGTTCTATAAAATGGAGAGAAAATGCTAAAAACATAGAAATGACTATGGAATTACTTTCAGATAAAGCAAAAGAAACAATAATTAAATACTACGAGAAATATGGATAAAATAAAAAATTATAATGAATTCTTAATCTTAGAAAAATATGATAAGAATATCACTAACTACTTAAAAAGTATAGGTGTTACCGATAAACAAGAATTAAAAAGACAAGTAGCTTTATCTAAACAAGGTCACTTAGCTACTTATCTTCATTCTAAAGGTGAAAACTTTACTTTTGGTATTCTTAAAGCTATTTTTAAGGATGCTATCGTGGCTAAGAAAAGAACTAATCTCAAAAAGAATATATTTTCTATAATACCAACTGCTGTTCCTTTATCACTAGCTCCATTTTTTCCTATATTAGCTGTGGTCGGAACCATATTTGGTTCTTCAAGACTAGCTCATAGAGTATTTGATACTATTTTTGATTATCTAAATCCACAATCAAAATATGCTGACTTTCTAAAAAAATCTGTTGAAACTTATATGATGTTACCGGAAGGTCAGGTTCCTCTAAAAGATAGATTCTCAAGAGCATTTGTAGTTTCAGATAGATTGATTGATGCAATTAAGCCAGAAGTTCTTAACGACTTTACAAATTTTATTAGTAATAAAATGGCACAAATACCGGATAGTGAAATTGTACCTGAACATTTTATAGAAAATGAACTAAAAGAGTATATCAATGATAATTTTGATGTTGATCCAAGAATACCTCTTAAAGAATGATATTAAAAAAGTTAGGAATTGAAAAGGTAAAAGTGTTTGAAAGTAAGTTTGATGACTTATATGATAAATACTCAACTAAAGCTAAAAGCTTAGGATTTCACGGTGAGCTTAAATTTATAAAAGAACACGGTAAGGTTCTAGTTTACGTTATTACTTCTTCTTAGTACAAAGAATATACATAGATACTAGGAATAAAACAAATGATGAAAATACAGGATATCTTACATCATTGAAATAGTTAACATCAGATAAAATACCTAACGTAAATGATATAATAATT